ACTCTTAGAACTGTATCTCCAACGTTGAAATCTGAACCCATTCCTCCATTTGAACCCATTCCTCCATTTGAACCCATTCCTCCATTTGAACCCATTCCTCCATTTGAACCCATTCCTCCCCCCGTTTTCAAATCCGTCAAATCATCGATTCCGTCCAAAGCAGGAGGTCCCTCTTCCGGCGAATGCGGTGAATATATGACAGTTCCTTCTGTAGAAAAGGGATCATACTGTGGCGAATCCGTATCCAAATATTCAGTGGGCATGTCTGGCATGAAAGCAGGTGAGGTCTCTGGGTAGGTAGGTGACGTGTATTCCGCATTTTGTTCGTCCGTTTTCGCAGAATATTCTTCTCTTGGCGTTAGGTTGTGCAAGTTCGCGGTTTTGTCTTCTAAACGTTTCTTGATGGCCGCAATCAAACTTTGCGGTTTGACGATATCGGTCTGAACCAATTTCGCAATATTCTTGGAATACGACATGTTTTCGATTTTTTCAATATTGTCCTCGGTAATGATACGCATTTGTACGTTGATCGTAGCCAACTCTTGGATCAACAATTTCAAAGAATAAGGAATACAGACAATGGAAAATTTACGACCGAACTGAGTAACATGTTCTACACGGAAGTCATCTCCCTCTAACGACCCCTTGAATTGCAAAGGTCCATCGGCCATAGGGCTCATGAATATTCCTTTTGCTGGATTGTAAATGGCAATCATTCCCGTGTGGTTACACACCGCCAAATAAGATTTGTCTCCTCGTTCCATCATCGATTCGCGTAAAAAGTCCGTCATTCCATGGGAGATCAAAGTATCGCGTTCCATCTCGCCGATACGTAACCCACCGTCATTCGCACGACCACTCACGGGTTGTTTCGTGAGTGCCGTTCTTGGACCCAAGGCGCGATAATTGATCTTGTCTTTGACCATGTGTTTCAAACGCATGTAATATGTCGGACCCATAAAGATCTCGGTCTCCATTTGTTCCCCCGTCATTCCGTTATACAAAATCTCATTTCCACTCGAATGATACCCCACCTTGGTCAATAGTTCTCCAAACACGGAAATCTTGGACCCTTTGTTGTTGAACGCAGTGCAATCCCCAAATCCACCGTATACTGCGCAGGCCTTCCCTGTAATACATTCGACCAGTTGTCCGATCGTCATGCGTGTGGGTATCGCGTGCGGATTGATGATAATATCGGGACGCAACCCTTCTGCTGTAAAAGGCATGTCCCGTTCGGGAATAACCATACCGATCGTTCCCTTTTGTCCAGCTCTCGACGCCATTTTGTCACCCAAATTGGGAATGCGTTGCTCCATCACACGCACTTTTGCAATGCGCTGACCCTCTTCACCTTCTGTTATAAATGCTTTGTCGACAATACCGAATTGTCCTTTTTTCGGCACTTTAGATTCATCTTTGAACACCGCATTTATCGTTGTCGCACTCCCCGAAGGTGGTGCTCCTACACTCGCTAGTCCAATCAACACGGTTTTCTCGTCGACGAACGTCCCTTCTTTGATGATACCTTTGCTATCGAGTTTACTGTAATCGTATCCGAATTTTGTTCCCAAGACGGAAGGCTCGTTTTCGATATTGATAAAACGGCGATCCGTCAAGGTATCGGCATTCTTGGTGCTTTCCTCGTGAGCTTCATAACACGAAAAATACGTCGTTCGGAACAATCCGCGTTTGATCGCACCTTCATTGATCAAAATGGCATCTTCTACATTGTATCCCGTATAACAGGCAATGGCCACGATGGCATTTTCGCCGTAGGAATGTTCTTCGTTTGTAATGTGTTCCAAGAAGCGGGATTTTACAAGAGGGACTTGTCCATAATTTAACAACACTGATGTTTTGTCCATACGCACTTGATAATTGGTATGGTACACCGAACACGCCTGTTTACTTTGTCCACACGAAAAAGAGTTACGTGTAGCGGGGTTGTTTTCTGGGAAAATGATCATATTGCACATCATGCCAAAGAGAAATGAATTGTGGATTTCGCAATGAGTATGTTTTACTTGGGGGTTTATGTTTTTTGTTCCTTTTTCTTCGTTTTTTTCATCCGCTGTATTTGTTAGGCTCTTTTCAAAGTCTTCAGGGGAGAGTGCAATCCATGCATTTTCACTCTCACTTGGATCCACAAAATCCAAGATGGCCTTGTCTTTTAAAAATCTGTCCAAGACCGCAGGATTAGTTTCATTTTCGACACCCTCATACAATTCGAACAATTCGTAAATTCGCATTTGAGAAGAAACGAATTTCACCGCCTCACGTTTCTTGTTGAACCCTGTGATCAATTCATCCCATGCGAAATCGTTTTGCTGAATTTTTTGCAAAACATCTTTCCTGTAATAAGATGGGCGGCCTGTATCCATATCGCGATAAAACAAAGGACGAGTTACGCGACCCGCGTCGGTATACACAAAAATCGTATTCAAACGGATATCAAAGGAGACACTCGCATAAATCGGCAAAAGAGCGTTCCTGCGGAAAAGGCGGAATACATTGACACATTCAATGGGTTCTTCCACAGATCCAATCCAGCATCCGTTGATGATCACCTTGGTCATTTGTGCGAGAACCAACGGTGTAAATTCTTCTACCAGTTTCATTCCCCATCGTTCGCGTAACCATTCAATCATGGGTTCCCTCGAAGATCCGCGGGTGATATACGTCGATATCGCCAAATGTTTGTGTAGACCAATACTTCCACCGTCGGGGGTGTCGATCGGATCGAGATATCCCCAGTGTGAACTGTGCAACACGCGCGGTCCCACCGATTTCACACTGCTGTCTAATGGCAACCCCGTTTTACGGAGATGATTGAGTGCCGAGTTGAACGATAAACGGTTCAAATCTTGGACAATTCCAATACGTTTGGTGTGGGTTTGCGCTCCCCAATTTCCTTTGAAGGCTTTTCGGAACCCCGTTTCCAAGGTGCGTTCTTTGAAGACATCGCGATAGTTTTGTGTGATCAAGGCAAACAGTTTGTTCTCATACATTTCGCGATTGTAATAGAGGCGTTTCTCGAATTCCAATTGAACTTGTTTGAGTTGAATGTTCCAATACTCGCGAAACAGGTCATATAACAACGATCCGACCAACTCGACGCGTTTGTACTTGAAATTGTCGCGATCCGTAGGTGGTTCTAAACCAGACGCCACACTGAGAAGACGGAACACCATATGTCCTAACGCATAGGCTTTTGGAATATAATTGATTTCGCCGATGTGTGGAAGAAAATAATCGGCCAATATTTCCAAGGCGTGACTACGCCCTTGACCTTTGGTCAAAAGAGCAATGAAGTTCAAGGCATTTTGTTGGGTCATAACATTGGCGGCATCGTGCACCGATGGAATAAAGAGGTCGACCATGGATTCAAATTTGTCCATGTCCAAGAGGCAATGCGAAATAATGTCCTTGTCCGATAGAATACCCAAGGCACGAAACACGATGAAAAGTGGCACGGGTGCACGAACATTGGGAATTTTTACGACGATGTTGCCAAACGTATACTTGTTCGTAGGAGCGCAAATTTTTACGGAGATGGTGCGAATAGGCTTGGATACGTTCTCGGAAACAGATCGCATATCCGCAGAATAGGTGTATTTGTCGTCATTCACTGCACGTACGTAGAGCATATTGTCGGCGAACTTTTCTTGGGCCACCACCGTCTTCTCTTTTCCATCAATGATGAAGTAACCCCCCAAATCGTTCTTACATTCTCCCATCGTATGTCGAATTTCGCGAGTTAGACCACTCAAAATACAAAAGTCGGATTGCAACATAATGGGGAACTTTCCAAGATATACTTTTTCTAAAACATGATGAAGGGTTTGCGTGGTCCCTTTCAACGACTTCTCTTTAGCTTGACGTAAATTTTCGGCCGCTTTTGTCGTCATTTGAATTTTTACAGTTTCTTGTTGCGTTTTTTTCTTGATGCGTGTGGGAACAGGGGCACCCCCATGTTTCGTTTTTTTCGGAATAAACCCTCCATGAACGTCTTGTTCATTCGGGTCGTTTTCATCGTTTTCACCACCGTTAATATCGGAATGAAACGTATCCGTTTTGGATTTCTTAAAATTTTCGGTGTCCGTCTTTTCTCTCTCGCGTTCATGTTCATACAAATCACGATCTACTACGATGGCCCCACCTTGGATCTCCTGCAACAGTTCCGCTCCCATTTCGGAAGGTTCTTCGCCCGGACGTAGTCGGTGGATGATTTCGACGTCAATGTCGTAATGAATGGTCATAGAATAACTCATGTTGCGTAGTCGAGCTTCGTTGGGAAACATATAGTGTGCACGATCGTTATCATTGATGACGGGCTTACCAAAATATAGTTTGTCACCATTTTTACCACCCATGTAAAGGTTACATTGAGAACGGTATTCTTCTGTATCGGGGTCCAAGTCCGAAAAAATTTGGATCGGATTTTTCTCTCGGAAAATTTGGTATATTCCTGTTTTGTAAAAATCATTATAGGATTCAACATGATGTCTTACTAAAGCCTGTGGGTTGTCATCGAAATATTTGTGAATAATATTCCAGATGTTTTTGTCGTCCATGTTTCAATGTATATGTTATAAAATGGTAACATATAAATTTATTACGTTTTTGTTCGATATACTTATCCGTCAAATTCGATACTTTCGAATGATATACAAAATTGAATAATCGGCGTTTGAAATAAAAAAGTGAAAAATATCATAACAATGTATAACAACAACATCATGCCAAAAAATGGAAAAAGAAACTATTTTATCGTCATCAGTGCAGTAATATGCACAATATTTATCTGTTATTTTCTTTATTGGTTATACTGTCGTATTCCATACGAGAAGGTTGATACAAAAGAAAAAACATCTAAAATTATATGGACATATTGGGATAATCCAGACAATGTTGACCCTTTAGTAAATCTATGTCAAAAAAACTGGAAAAAACATGCGCCGAATTACGAAATACGATTTGTAACTCAAAACAACGTTGAAGATTACGTAAAAATTCCCGATAATTGGAGAAGTTTGGAACCCTATCGACAATCTGACGTGTTTCGATTATTGGCTATAGAAAAATATGGAGGTATTTGGTTAGACGCATCTATTATGTTAACCGCAAATCCAGACACTTTTATAAATCCGGACGACTGCACATTTTTTTCTGTGCCCGTTCCTCCCCATCCTATAGGTGAATATCCTATATTAGAAAATTGGTGTTTTGCTTCTCCACCCAACAACCTCATCATAAAAAAATGGAGAGAAGAAGTTATGATTGCTTTAGAAAACCAAACCCAATATATGTCCAATTCGGAAAAACGTAATATCGACTCCATTGGGATGGTTGACTATTTGATATGCCATTTGTGTTTAAAAAATGTTTACGATAAAAACAGAGAATTATTTGAACACGTTACTATATATAACAGTAATGAAACCGCATTCTATCAACACAATAAATATAACTGGAGCAATGTTGGTGTAAATGTATTACGTGACAAAAAGTTTGACATTGATCCAAAAGAGATGATGGTTAAATTTAGACACCCTGATCGAAACGGGGTGGATGTAAGTAAAGTGGATTCATCATGGTATGAATAAAACGTCATTCTATTCTTCGTTGGTTTATATCTCAATCTTTTCATCAAATAATGAATGAACTTCTTGGTCGTGAGTAATAATCAAAATACATTGTTTGTATTGTTTGAAGTCGCGAATAATGGACAAAATGTCTTGTTTCAATTCTGCGTCCAAAGCATTCGTCGGTTCGTCCAAGATGAGTATTTTACTCGGGTTCACCAATCCACCCATTAAATTGACAACTTGGCGTTGTCCGCCTGATAATTTTTCGCCCAGTGGCCCCACGTTCGTTTTCTCCATATCTATGTTTTGGTATAATTCGCGAATTTTGGGATATTTTACAATTTCTTTGTAAAACGTATTGCATTTGTCGGGATCAATACAGCCATACATGATATTGTCCAGAATGTTTTTGTCAAACAGCTTGGAATTTTGGTTTACATACGTAATATTCGCACGTATGTATTCCGTGCTTAGATCCGATACATCATGGCCATCAATATAGACTTTTCCGGCCGTTGGACTATACAACTTGATCAACAATTTCGCCAACGAACTTTTCCCTTTTCCTGAAATGCCAGTGATACCAATAATTTTATTACCCGTGAGATGAATGTCTAAATTGAAATGGTCAAATATGATTTTGTCCGTTTTTTCGTATTTGAAGGACACGTCTTGGAATTTGGCGTGAGAAAAAGGTAAATCGACCGTTAAATGTGATTTGGCCAACTGTTCGTTGTATTTTTTCAATACATCGCCGAAGTTGTCTTCCACAATTTGCGATCGTCCAATGAAATCGATGAATGGCGGGATTTGTGATAACGCGGTTGCAGATTTGTCTCGGTATAAAATCAACAAGGTGAAGAAAGTGATGAACACCGTAATACTAATCTTTTTGCGAGAATACAAATGGGTCAAGTACAAAATACACGCCGCCATGACAAACAAGACAATCGCATTTCCAACTAATAAATGCCAACTGGTTTGTTTATAATACACATTTGACAATTCGACGTTTTTGTCTCTCTCCTCTGAAAACGTCTTCATTTCATCTGCATGTTTACCGCGATAGATGATCTTGTCCATATTGTTCATGATTTCTGTGATGTGGAACTCGGTAGTGAACACATTGTTTTCATAGTCCATGTTTGTCTTCACCATATCATTCCATTGGGAAGCGATGTAAAGAACCAAGGTGACATTTCCGAGCAAAAATCCGATGCCAAACCATTTATTGTGATAGAAAAAGTAGCATGTCACGACAAACCAAAAGGTGAGAATTGGCAACAAATCTTCGATCAAATCGGAGAAAATGGAATAGCACGTGACGGACGCTCGATTGATTGGCGAATTCAGTTTCGAGAAATTCATTCCGCTAAAATTTTCATTGTTTGTGAGGACGAGTATTCGGACCAGTTGATATCTCACCCATTGACGCAATGTGTTTAACATATTTGACATCATTATTCGAAAGTGATAGTTCATGATAATATAAAACACCGCAACGATGATGAAATATTTGAAAAATGTGATGGCTACACTGTAATTACCCTTTTGAACGGAATTGATGATATTTGCTGTTAAAAATGTCATACCATTCGATTGCGTCAAATTGATGATCAAATTTGTAACGACGAGGAGTATGAAATTCCATTTGTTTTCCTTCAAAAATATTTCTATGAAATGGGATACAACCGTCATTTGTATATTTCTATGTTGCGATAATATTTAGCTACAATAAAATATTTGTGTACTCTATACTACAAAAAATGTCGAGTTCAATGAACAATTTGTTTGGTCCTCTCGGACGCGAATACTGCGTTTGGTTCTACTACTTGTCCGTTCTAGGGTTTATCCTCTTGGTTCTCTTCCTCGTGGGTGGTTTGTATGTGGCGTTGACAAAACGTGTGAGCACTGCTTATTTCGCTGCCATGCTTTCCCCTGCTTTAGCATATGCGATTTTCTATTTCCAAAATCGTTTGTTGTATTCCATGTGTTCTCGTGGCATGTAAGTCTCGGCGGATAAGGCCTTTAACGACGATATAATCTAGATATGCGTCAAAAAAATGTCCGATATCTCTACAGATAATACAAAATCATGGATATTTTGTATTATAGTAATTATTGTAAACATTCACAAAAAATAGTGCAGTATTTGGTCAAGGGAAATTTAGCAAATCAATTGAATTTTTTGTGTATCGACAAACGAACTCGTGATCCGAACAGTAATCAACTCTATATCCTCTTGGAAAATGGTCAGAAAGTGATTATGCCTCCTAACGTTCAGAGTGTGCCTGCTTTACTACTCGTGAAACATAGTTATCGGGTGATTTTAGGCGATGATATTATTACACATTTTCAATCCGCGATACAAAATGCACAGCAAAGTGCAGGTCATTATTCGGTGGAGCCCACGGGCGTGTCACTCATGTCGTCCAACCAAGGAATGAATATCATTTCAGAGCCATATACGTTTTATAGTTTGACGTCGGATGAATTGAGTGCAAAAGGTGTAGGGGGGCGTCGACAAATGTACAATTATGTTTCGGCAAATCAGAATACATTGACGATCAATACGCCCGCGGAAACATATCAAGCGGACAAAATTTCGGGAGATATCACGATCGATACGTTACAACAAAAACGACAATCGGAGATACAACAATCTGTGGGTCCTTCTCCTTTTGTCCCAAAAGTGTAATATTTTCGTATCTTGTCAAGAAGTAAACATTGTTGACGATAAAGTAACTACTTAAGGATAGGACCCTATCATTCGTTCACATCCCAGATTACCAATAGGACCTTGTGGTCCTTGTGGTCCCTGTGGTCCTTTTGGACCAGTTGGACCTTTTGGACCATCTGCACCAACGCTCCCCTTGGATAACACGAGGTTCAGAACTTGTTTGCCAGTGTAGTTTCCTGTTTTGTGGTCCAGCACATATTTACCATCAATGGTAACAACGGGTGTGTCGTCCGTGGGAGGAACATATTTGATGGAGCCAACGGTGAGCAAATCTTTGAGTTTGACCGTATTGTTCACGTAGGGTTGTAAATCATTTACGATTTTGTCAATTTCATCGTACACCACTTGCAACAATTTCGAATCGGAAAACGCAGCATTCACATCTGTGTATTTGTCTTGCACTAAAATACTGGTGTTGGAGTTGTCTATACTGGGCGCCGAGGTAGAACTAGATGCGGAATTCGACACCGAACCGGAAACCAATAGTCCTTCTTGCATATTCAAAATCAGTTTTGCAGCAACGAAATAAAAAACCGCAGCGGTTATCAAAACAAAAAATATTTCTTTCACACCTTTGAACATGAATATTGATATACTTGATCTTGTACTATATCAATATTTTTCCAATTTATGTTGCTCGTTATAAACCATTGACGTAAACAATTTGTGTAAACCAATTTGCTAAAACTACAAAGTGCGTCCATTCGTTCATCTACTATAACGGGGTTGTTTTATTTATTTTTGCGGGTGCTACTCTGAGATTTTCCCCACTGTTTTTCCCATTTTTCTTCTAATTCTTCTTTTATGAAATCTAAGGTGTTCTTATCTATTTTAGATAAGCGTTTTTTTGTTTTATTGAACTCATTTTTATGCAGAGTTATTTGGTTTTTATAACGTTGTATGGTTTGTTCCAATTCCAATTTCGCTTCTTTCAATTCTTTTTTTTGTTCGGCCAATAATTCTTCTTTAATTTCTTTAAGTTCCGCTTTTTTAATAGCAGCAATCTCTTTTTTAGTATAAACTTTGTGTAAATCACCCTGATTTCCTTTTCGTTGTTTTATTTCTCCTAAAATTATACTCTTTTGTTCTTTTGCCCACTTTTCTTGTTGTTGTTCAAGTCTTAGCTTACTTTCTTTCCGTTGGTTCATAAGAAATTCGCTATGGTCGTAATATGACATTTTGTATATAGTATAAAAGAGAAAATCAACCGCGAATGAAATCAATTTTTATTACAGACTGTGATGTTCTCATTTATATGGGCGTTTACACTGATGAATATACAATATTTGATGGTGTAAATAAGAAAAGGTGTATATAAAATATATGGGTATTATATGAGTGAATATACGTTCCCATTCGATACTTGTGAAAAACCAAATAAAAATGGAATAGCGCAACCATATTCAGCGTTATTCAATTTAATAAACTGCATAATAATACTCTTTTTTTTATTACAGACGAAACAAAAATACACATTTACATTATTGTTTTCAATATTATGCTTTGAATTATTTCATTTGTTTTCTCACATCCTTCACATTCAGGGTTCACTTCAAATAAATATAACACATTCTCTTACATATTTTATGAATTTAGCATTTTTCTATGCTTTTTATTGTTATACCAATAAATTTCCCAGTTATGCGTTTATTTTTTACATAATGGCATTGGTATGTATTGACATCTATTCTATTTTGAATTTGACTATAATTTATTATTTGTTAAGCCAATCTGCTATTTTTATTTCATTGTTGGTATATTACTTTCCCTTACTACCAAAATTTATTCAAAAGAGTGTATATCAAATCATATTTTTTGTGGGTCTTATTATACTTTTATTTTTGAATGAAAAATACAATTGTGAAAAAATGCTAGAAATGTACCCACACTTTCCGTATCATATTTTTATTGAAATCATTGGTATTGTATTATTTTATATTATTTGTAGTCATTTTTACAGACTGTGATGTTCTCATTTATATGGGCGTTTACACCTTTGGGCATTTTCGATGCGCAAAGGTGTAATAAAATTGATTTTTGCATATTCGCAAATATACGACAAAAACAATGCAATGATTGTTTTGAAGTGTGTAAAAGAAAATAGTAAGCTACGTGTAAAATTTCATTGTTTTATCAATAGCGATAATCAACAGTATACAAATGTATACAACAATAACTACAATTGTAAATTTCCAAAAGATATTCGACAAGTTGGAGCCTATTATAAAGTAAATGACGGTGACATTACCTTATCCATTCTTAAAGACAAGCCGTTTTATTCCATAAAACGTAAAAATATTGTTACTATGACGGAGACCGAAATAAACAACCTTCTACGTCCTCCGACCGTAGATATCTCATCTATTCAAATATTTGATGCGGGAGACTGTGTAATCTGTCTGTCTTCTGAAAGCACAATTGTGTTCTTACCATGCGCTCATAGATGTGTGTGTTCTGAATGTAACGCTTCTCTCAAAAACATGCGTTATAATTGTCCCGTCTGCAGATGTTCCATAAAAGAAGCCATTATTTGCTAGTTATTGATGTCTACTGGAAAACGCGCGAACATCCATTCGTAAATTACCTTTTTGCCGCAGTAGTTGTTGGTCGAACCGTAGTAGTTGTTGGTCGAACCGCAGTAGTTGTTGGTAGAGCCGCAGTAGTTGTCACAGGAGGATTTAATATTGATTTGATTACGTTTCTGAATTCAATAAAGACTGATGCATTATCTTTGGTAGTTTCAGTATACTTTTGGCTAACTATATCGACCGTTGTCCTATTTCTAATTGTATCCTTAGATTCCCAATACTCTTTCATTAACTTGTTAAATGTATCATTCATCTCTTTATCGGTTGTATTCGGCGGAAAATAAGTAGCACTTAACATTTTGTTAAAAGGAGTATACATATCATCATATATCTTTTGACGATATCCATTCTCTACGGCTTTACTCAAGACTGCACCTATACATTTGTTAATCGTTGTAGTGTCTGGGAATTGACCTTTGCCTACTATTTCTTTTAATAGCACGTTTGTGATTTTATTAAATACAGTATTATCTACAAAATTATCTATAGCATTATTACCATTAGGATCTGTTTTACCATAATCTTGTATAGCATTTTTTACTTTCTCAGGGCTTGCGGTTATTCTTGCGGGCGTGGTTGTGGGCGGGGACGTTGTGGGCGTATCTGCTTTTGCTACTCCTAAACCTTCTTTCACCGAATACAACGAAAACAGAACCACGACGACTAAAATAATCAAAAGGAAAAGAAACGCGGGTCTTTTCTTAAAGATCTTAAAGGTCTTGAAAAATTTCATTCGTATATATATTATATTATACGAATAAATTTGGATTACATGTATAAAGTCTTTGAACTACTTACACCACTTATACTCGTCGAAGGACTCGAGTTCATGTCATTACTATGGTTACTATCCATATGATAGTATTGTTCAGGCAAACTCCACGTTCCAGTGGCTCCAGATTTTCCGCTCGGACCCATCGGCCCAACGGGCCCAATTCCCCCCATCTTACCTTTCGGTCCATCATCTCCAGTATACCCTTTTGGCATAGTAATGTTTACTTTTTGGGGAAAATTTTTGGAAATTAATATTCTTGGAACGGTTCCGGGTGGAGACCATTCGATTGCACTGACATCAATGATCAACTTGTCCGAAAAATTACCCTTCGGCGCCAGTTCATCAATATAAGACTGCAATTTCACAATAATATTGTCTAAATAATCGTTCATCGTTTTCGAATAATCCGTCAACGTAGATGTAATTTCTGCATCTACAGGTAACAACATTTTTGGTTCTTGTCTACAGGGTTTGGACAACTCGGCATCTTCTAAACCTTGCCAATATTGAAATTTGTCATAATACTTGGAGCAAGTCTGTTTTGTATTTTCCAATATTTTTCTGGCAGTTGACATCGAGACATTGGAGATGTCAATGTTCACAGTTTTGTCCAACAACGTTTGTAGAAACAAGGCATCGTTGTGGTCACCGACATTCGCGTCTAATTTGTTTGCGAGATCAATCGTATTATTACAAATCGATTGTGTGTCTTGAATTGAAGTTTCTAAACATTTGTGGATACCAAAAGAATTCATCGTAATGGTTTCATTGGAACATGAAACAATGGATGTGCACATCGTATTTTTATTGTCTATGGCAGAATAAATCGCGCTATACGTTTTTCCAAGCAAATCATTGTCGTTATATGCTAGAACAGATTTGTCGGATGAATCTATTTGAATTAATGCTGACGCATTTTCACAATTTGTGTTACGAGTATTTATTGCTTTTGTCAATGCAGAACAATTTGAAATATCTTGTAATCCAACAAAAAGAGAATTTGAATTTTTGCAGTTATTGTAACTTTTACATTGGTCCGTTTGGTTTTTGATTGTGGCTTTGATGTCTCTCAATTTTTTGCCAAGCAACGCATTATCATCAAAAGTAGCAAGATCTGTTCTGGCTGAATTATTTTTTATCGCATTCAAGCATGCTTTATTGCGTTCATTACGTGCGTCTACGATTGCTGGACACGGTATGGTTGATCTGGTAGTAAGACTTGGTTCGGTTGCGTCGAGAGTTGCATAAAATTCAGAATCGTCATTGTTACAATTGTTCTTAATGGTGTAATAATTATCGTCGTACGGGTCATAACAATTGTCATCATGTCTTTGACTATACGTTCCAAGTCCAAACCCATTTACATTATGACATTCTCCATGCCATGTATGATGATCATATACTTGTTTTTTATCAGATGTAATGTAACGGTCTATTTGCCAATTTCCATTGTAACGATCAAAATTTTCTGCATACATAGACAGTTTGGTATACACAAAATAACATACAACACATAGAAACAAGAGTATGACTAAATATAAAAAACGGTTTTTCATATCAAATTGTCTCTTTCTCTGTACTATCCTTCGAAAATGTTTTGTGGTATATGGTTCACGGTAGATCTATCGGACCTTAGATCAACTATATTTTACCATGAACCCCCCAATAGCCATCGAAACCCGTATCGCCATGATATCCAAAATCGCCTGCATCTCCGTCATCGCCGGGAACACCGCGTATACCTTGATTTCCCTTCTCTGGATAAAACACCGTAAATGACAGCGTCGGATTAGGCAGAGCGCCGCTGATATCAGCAGAAGGAACAATATCTACAAAAGGTTGTGCTTCGTCTGGCTTGATCGTCGTGACATGCACCGTTCCCAATTTAAATCGAATCGGAAATCGTGCGTCAATATCACTGATTTGTTTTTTTAGTGTTTCCAACTTATTTTGTTGCGTTTCCATGCGTTTATTGAAAAAATCCATTTTACACGGAGCAATTTTTTTTGATATCAGGGGGGGGCATTTCAATTCTGATAATTTCTGACGTTCCCAGTTTGGTAAAGGATAAGTGCTTGGGCTACCTACGCTCATATTTTGCCGTGTTATAATACGTAATATATAATATTACACATTATAATTTATTTCGAACCCTCTTCAACAATATCCGTGATCGCCTTTCGGACCTACCTCACCTTGAGGACCAGTTTCACCTTGTGGTCCCTTATCACCTTGTTGTCCTTGAATACCTTGCAACGATTTTGGTAATATCATATTCAAGGTAATATTGGGCAAATTACCTGTAATTTTTATATTGTTCGGATTTATCATATTCGGAAAATTATTTTCGTCGACGTTCATTTTGGCGGAAGATATTGTTCCTATGTTGAAATTCACAGGAAATCGATTTAGAATGTCGTCGCGTTCTTGACCAAAAATATTGATGATATTCATTAATAAGTCATAGTTAACACGATTACCGTTATACCATTTTGCAGTAGTAGTCGATGGTAATGGTAAAACAACCACTTTCGACGCAGGGACTTCTGATAAACAGGAAGAATCTAACCCTTCTTTTGTGCTTTCGTTTATAGTAAAACAATAGGTAACAATGCAAATCAGAGATACGATTATCAAAATAACTAAACTGTAATAATAATTCAATTCTACACTCATGTTCTTCTTATATATCTTTGGACATTTTAATTTTTCGAAAATATGTAACAAGATCACTCTACGTACATGTCTGGTTTTCCCCAGTCTCCGCGAGTTCCTTTTCCACCCACAGGTCCAATCTCACCATCTACACCACGATCACCGGGCGGGCCTTGTTTTCCCTGATCTCCTTTAGGTCCCATGGGCAATGCAAAATCCATGAACCATTTTGCGCGTTTAATCGTCCTCGCATTGTTGTAAGGATCGATTTCATCCTCTGGCGTATTGGTAATGGTAATCTTAGATCGGTCTCTATTTTCCCAAGGAATAAGTGCAACAGAGTTGATCGATATGTCATAAATGTCTTTCGGTAGTTGCGAATTGATGGTATCAATCATTTCTTGAATTTTCATCAACTTGCTGTCAATCGTCTCGATAATTTGGTTTTGTGCTACCGTCACTGGGCCAGAAGATAACGACAATGCTGCGGTAGCGGGTGCACCCGTAGGGTCCATACATTTCAACAATGGGTTTTCGGTGGGAATAATCGAACTTGATGACGATAACGTGTCCGCGCCTTCAAACAAAGCACTGTTTTTCATAACATACAAAAATGCAATACAGAATACAATGATAACGAGAATGTATAAAATCGTGTTCAATTTGTAATGGGGTATGACTATGGGGTTCATTCTACTATACTATAACTATATATTTACATATTCTTGATAATCATATAAAAATTACGCTGATCTTAGTTCATATACAGATTAGCCTAAAATGTCTGACAAATCGACCATCATGAAAACGTTCAACACTCATTTTTTCCAGTTTTTGGATGATATTCTTGTTATTTTTCCGGAGAACAAAGATATCAAAACTGCCAAGAAGTCGTTTGAAACTATCAAAATGGCCAATCCTACGGCCATCATTAAGGCGTGGTCTACATTCATCTATTTGCCATATTGCGAGGCAATTGATGCGGGAAATATCGATTTTTTCTTTGAAAAAGATTATGGGTCGGATTTGAGTGGACTTACGAATGGAAGTGAAATTCTGAAAATCATTGATACTTTGAGAGGTCCGGTCCGTGAGATGAGTGATACCAGTCGAGGACATACGATGAAGTACATTCAGAATTTGAGTAAACTTTCTTTGCTGTATACCAAGTAAATGGCAAAACGAGGTGCCTTTGGCAAACCGTAGTGGCCTTTGGCAAAACGTAGTGGCCTTTGGCAAAACGTAGTGGCCTTTGGCAAAACGAAGTGCCTTTGGCAAAACGTAGTGGCCTTTGGCAAACCGTAGTGCTATCCATAATCAAATACATTCCTTTAAAAACGCCCGATTGTGTTCAAGAATGTTCAAAATGTTCAAATGGGTTTTGTCAAAATTCATGTCTTTCAATACCACAATACGGTGATCGGTATCGTTTTTATTGTCCATGGTCTTACTTAAATACAGAATGACAAAATGTAACTCGGGATATAAGGTTTGGACAAGCGTTGAAAATTCGACTATATACGAATATTCGGAACGCCTATAGTGTTTGGAATATTCTGGATAGAGAATACGGTTGTTCATGGGTTCTTCGTATCTCACAAACACAATTTTTTTGCTTTGAGTAAGTATTTCTTTGAAGCGAACTATTCTTCGTTGGTATTTTTGCAAACACATTTGCATCTCTACTTTCATGTTGTGTATTTGGATCATCGTGTCGTTATATGTTTTTGTAAATAACCGTTTTTGAATATTGTTGAACATCAAGGTGGTTTTGTGACCATGGATACCGACTTTACATCGATGTAATTCTTCATTTTTTTTCTCGATATCTACGTCATGTAAGTCATGTGGAAATCGTATGTAATATGTTTTGTTTGTAGGAATGGTCTGTTTTTTGTCGGAATGAATTTTCAAATTGGTAAAATTTCGAACATCCGTGAGCCCTTTATAATCGTTCTTTATCAACTGACAGATCGACCACATGGCACATCCCGTATAGTCAAAAAGTTGAGTTTCCGTGAATTGTCCCGAATAGGTGAATGCCAACTTCGGGTAACAGTTGAACCCCAACGAGAGGATTTTATCAAAATTCGAAACTAATATATCCATATAATGTAATATGGATATATTTATAGGATATACTATGTCAACGTTTCTAACAGGTATTTTGCCATCATGGAGATCCGTAAAAACGTTTTGTTTTACCAATGGACTACTGCTGGGTCTAGCGTTTGTTCAATACAAGTTCACGCCTCATTTGCAAACATTTTTTGAGATGTATCAGTTGTTCTTATTGCGAAACTATCTGTTGATGAATGTGATCCAGTATGGAAGTTCGAACAAACCCCAGATACATTATATGATTGAACCGCCTCAAGAAGAATACATAGGTGAATTTACGGTGCATGTATTCAAAACAACCTGTATTGAAACACTGACGTATTATTTTGCGAATGCAGTATTCGTATTCGATGACGGAATTGTTGGTTCAAGTAGTAGTATGTATATCATAGACAACCTATTCTATTTTGTTCCCGTATCATTTGCGTTCGAAGTAGTATTCGACTTGTTTCATTATGTGACACACCGACTGTCACACGAAATCAAATTTTTGTATTTGAATGTACATAAAAAACATCATACTCATACGCACCCTCAAGCCGTGCTTACGTATTATCATAACCCCGTAGACGTGATATTCACGAATTCTATTCCGCAAATTTTGACACTATGTGTTGTTCCTCGACCGACCCGATATCAATGGATTGCGATTTTGGTATACAAATCCTTTATTGAAATTAGTGGACACACGGGAAAAGCGTTGTATCCAACTGGATCGTTTACTCAATTTGTATGGTTGCCTCGTTTTTTTGGAATTCAACTTTACGCTGAAGATCACGATTTACATCACACCCATAGTCGGTGTAACTATGCAAAACGGTTCTCGTTGTGGGACAAACTATTTGGGACGTATCGAGCATTCCAATCGTTTCGATGAGGTAATTTATTTACCAAAAATCGATACAAATACTATATACCTCGTATTCATATAGACAATGAATAACTATGCAGATTTGTACTCTATTTTATATGAAAAAATACAAGAGAATAAAAAATTTACAAAGTTGCACAACGTCTCTTTGTATCGTAACAACTTGTGTTTAGCCAACCTCCACTGTTGTATAGAAGCACCATTCATATACGTAGAACGAAAAGAAGAACCGTTTACTATGGAAGATGTGTGTACATCGACATTTTCGTGTGCGAGAAACCGCCCTTTTTTTGTGATCCGCGTAACAGACAATTTCCGATTGTTTCCTGAAGTTTCTGTTACAACGTTGTTTCTGAAGTCACGCCAGCAACTACAAAAACAACATCGTTTTTTGCCAAATTTTCATCAAACCTTGTGGTTCTACCAACCTCGAATTGCCCCTCTATTGGCCTATATCGAAACATGCAACGAAACATATTCATGAGATAGATGATGGCGTAAACCATTTCAAGTTTTTGTTGATACATGCGGGATCCATATCAATAATCAAATGATATCTGTCTAAGTCGGAATGATTGGCCACACTGTGTGGTAAAGTGGTTCTCAGTTTATATAACATACCTTCTTGGAGATGGTATGTTTTATCGTGGACAGTAAAATGTACATTTTCGTTTGTAATAATTGGAATATGAAATCTCTTCCATTTGGTTTCGTTGCTCATGTAGGGTCGAATATTTTGGTCTTTATGGGTTTCTACTCTTCCGCGTTTTTGTAACAGAGAAATGTCGCAAATATAAACAGTGGCTTGTTCTATCTTCCCTCCTGTAATCTCGTCCAAGATTTCTTTGAGGTAGGGACATTGATAGAGTTTGGAGTTGGGTCGAAAGATATAATTGTTCACGTTCAACCGAGTATGAAACATCATCGATCGCATCGTATTAATTTCGCCCCACAATTCGGGTTTTGTTACACCATCTTTGTTATAACAATCCCATAAATGAATTTTTTCCCATTTGCGGTTGTTACCATATTCCAAGTTTTCTGAAGTTTCTTCAAATAATCGTAAGGCTTCATCTTTCAGTCGGTTCGTGTCCACATTCAACTTGCATGCTTGAACCGGATCGTGGTTCATGTTATTAGAGTATAGTTATATTTTTATAGATACCAACGCGCGATAACAGAAAAAGAAAACAAGAAAAATAGAATTAGAATTTCTCTTATAATAGTATCGAAATGAAATTTCTTGCAATTTTTTCGTTTTTTTCTTATTTTTGGACGACGACAAGCGCGTCTTTCTTGGAACGTTTTGAATTGTGGGTCGAACGTTTTGCAATGAAATTTGAAACGGAACTCGAATTCCACAACACGTTCCAAACATGGTTGTCGAACGACAAGTTCATCGAACAACACAACGCCAAAAATCTGTCCTTTGTGCTCGGTCACAATCAATTTTCGGGGCTAAACGCGGCACAGTTCTCCGAATTTTTGGGATTTTCAGGAGTAAACCTCAACACAGGGTTTACAAAGCTTGAACCCAGTGTGGTTGACGTATCGGCACTACCTGCTACTGTGGACTGGGTCGAGAAAGGGGCAGTTACTCATGTGAAGGATCAAGGACAATGTGGATCGTGCTGGAGTTTTTCCACAACAGGCGCTTTAGAAGGGGCATATTTCACCAAATATTGGTCATTAAAATCTTTTTCGGAACAACAGCTCGTGGATTGCGACACCTTCAAGAATGGCGGTAAGGATCATGGATGCAAAGGAGGGCTCATGGACAATGCCTTTGCTTGGATACAGAAAAACGGTGGATTGTGTTCTGAGGTGGATTATCCTTACGTGTCAGGAGAGACGAAAACGGGTGGAACCTGCCAAACCTCTTGCAGTGTCAACAAAAAGAGCACGGTCTCCGATTTCATCGATGTAGCTCCGAGTTCCGACCCCGATATGATGATGGCTCTCTCGAAACAACCTGTTGCGATTGCCCTCGAAGCGGATCAGCGTGAGTTTCAACTCTACAAATCGGGTGTATTCACGTCAGCATGCGGTGTTAATCTCGATCATGGTGTGCTTGCCGTTGGTTACGGGACATTGAAGGGTGACGATTACTATTTGGTGAAGAATTCTTGGTCAGAAAGTTGGGGAGCAAATGGATATATTTTGCTGGGACGTGGACCACAATATAACAAGGGCGACGGTCAATGTGGTATGCTCCTTCAAGCGAGTTATCCGATCCTTTGACCACTCGTTTGACCACTCGTTTGACCACTCATTTGACCCATTGTCATTTTGGTTCATCTATTCGTTTTGTCCTGCGTGATTAAATGCAGTATTTCCATGGGGTCAAGGCTTCGAATATATTTGTACACCACACCGTGTGTAATTTTTAGAGGGATTGCTTCTTGACCGTTTTGTGTTTGTTGACTTTTTTGTGATCTTTTGTGCAATGATGGTATTCGAATTTCTTTGTGAATACGATCAATCAAACGAGAAAATTTGGAAGTAATCGGTAGATTGGACTTTATGACATATTTTTGTAGATACGCCGAATGCACGTCTTTTACGAAATGGCGAAACAGTTGAAAATACTGAATATAACGGTCGTCTTCTTCAGGATAATACTTGACATAGAGTTCCTCTTTTTGAATGCGTTTCAAACAAAGATACTGGAAAAATGACAATCCATCGAGTTCATTTACACGTTTCATGACGAGATACGCAGGGTTTTTGATTTGACACCGGTCACCTGTTTTGGTATTTGTTATATTTATTCCGAGTGACGAATTCGTGCTGTGCACAACTGAACCGAACCGCGATTGGATACTCTCGTACGAATTGAAGTCTTGGATATCATAGAGAGTAGGGAATTGTATCGGTGAATTTGTAAAACATCTCCAGCGTTGGTACACAGATTGAGGAATAGGTATCGCATATTGTCCTACAAAACCATTGTGTATTATATCATATACTGCAACCAAATAGAGGGTTGGGCGCTGAATGGGTAAAACAATGGGATTTTTGGGGTGTTGCAACACAAATGTATAGGAATACTGCTTCTCAAAAATTTCCAAAACAGGTATGTCATTCAAAGACATTTGTTCGGGAGATCGTAAAGCGTCTAGAAACATGCTGTACACAGACGCAGTGGATGTTGTTTTTTCGAACGTGGTTTCTGATTTTCGAAACGGCACAATTCTGCCACCGACTGCATTCTTGGTAGCAATTTCCCAAGAACTCAGTCGAGCATCATAAAATAAATGAACAAGCAAACCTTCCACAATTTCCGTAATCAATAGAGATTTTTTCACATTGTTCGTGTTGTTCTCGTTAGTACATGTAAATAAATCATTTTCTGTCCATGAAATGGAACCTTCGCAGGATGGCGTATCCTCTTGTGAAATGGGATATCTATTCGAAAACATGGACAAAGATATCGATCGGGGAGGGGAAAATGAAAGAAGCTGTTGTTCAGGATAGGAATAAATCACCGACCGATATTTTGTGGTGGTGCATGGTTCCTCTACATAGAGCCGTCGTCTATCATAATTAAAAATATTGTAAGAAACACTGTTGTATACCGTAAACACCCGCGAATTTATTTTGGACAATGGGTTTGTGAGTGGAATTGGTAAGCAAATCGCATTCTCGAGAACCATATTTGCAACAGTTTTGTATTTATTTTGATTGATGTATAGTGTATCCTTATTTACGCTCTAATATCTTTTGCTTACGAATTCGATGAAAACAAGAGTTCATAGGTGTTAGTGCGCCGTTGAAGATTTTGTGATTGTAATGTATATGTCTGAGGAAGAAATATATAGAGGTAATCTAATGGATAAAGAAATGGAAAATCCAGAAAACATAGATACACCACCTCAAAAAAAAGGTATAACATTGGAGCTTGGTGATATTATTGAAATCCATGCATCCAGTAATCCAGAAATTCATCAAGAAACGTTTTTCATTATTTATTTAGATGATCAAAAAATTCGATTGGCAAACGTATCGTCATTTCAACCTCACACTCTCCGTCTGGATGAAAATGGGGTGATCACCGATGAAAGCATTCAAAAAATCGTATTGTTAAATCGAAGTGAAGTGCAAGGATATGCCAGACAGCATTTGTTAGTCCCAAAAACATGGGTAGACATTCACTTTGGCGGTGAAGTCCCCACGATTATCACAGGTGAAATTACCAATTTAGAAGAAGATATGATTGAAGTTACCACATATCCCGATATCGAGGTAATTTACATTGACTTTCAGTACAAGGGTATTCCAGAGTATATTCCTCTAGAGCAAATTGTCATTCGCATGAAACCCGCGTCACTCGAAAAAATAGCCTCGTTGGTGAATATTCGAGAGGGCATAGAAGAAGGTGAAATCTTTGAACCGGGATTATTCACAGAAGACGCTGCCTCCATAGAATACAACGAATTGGGTGAAGCCAAAATTCGATTACCGAAATCCGTCAAACCCGATGAAACTATTCGCGAAAATTTGCACGCCATGTATCTGTCCGCCAACGAAATCATCTACGGCGAAGAGCTGGAAGATATTGTACAACGTGTCGAAATTCCTGAGCATTTGAAACGATATGGTATTGAAACTCAAGTGAATGATATGTTGGATGAACTTCTTTCGGAAATTCCTACTTCAAAACGCACAGACCGCGTGATGGAGAACATTCACAAATTGATCGAGAGATTTCGTGAACTACGAACTCAGTTTTCCAAGTTTGACACGAACGGTAACGTATATGATTTGAAACAAAACGGCCTGTTTCACAAACCTTTGGTCGACCGCATACTCGCCTTGGACCGTTCGTTGAAGTGGCTCATTCCCGTGGTATCTCTTCGTAAAAAAATCTACACTTCGGTTCACCCCGAGACGTTGACCGACGTTATTCCTATGAACATAGGAGAAGTGTTGAACAAAGACGCGACGGATCAACAAGATTATTTGAAAAATCGCATGAACAATGGGGATGTCCCGTCGTATCTCAACTATCAACAACGTTTGGAACGATCCTTTTTACCGTTTGACGCCCCCTTCAATCCCAATGATTTCTTGGCTCCTCAGAAAACAATTCAAACGGCTTTAGAGGGAATTGTGCAAAATTTGGAAAATTTTTACAGCACCGTCAACAATTCCTCAAAAGAGAATGAAGGGTATGCCGCCAGACGTTTTGTTATTCAACGCTACAGTCTTGGACAAACCCGTCTCCAACCTACTACATCGATCACTGGGAAACAAGCCAAGACTGTGTATATTCGAGATTATATCGGTTCAGCCGAGCAAATGACTATCCGTTCCATGGTCGTTATGCCTCTACCTGTCATACAGTTTCAGAGTGGATTGATGATGGGATCTTCTATTTTGAAAAAATCCGAGTTCTCACAACAGTTCTTGTATTTGTTCCGATTGTTACATAAACGCTCAAAAATTCAAACCGAAGAAATCGGCGATTTTTCCAAGGATTTGGATCCATTGTTGTGGGACAGTGACGACAAAATCGCTGTGTTGCGAAACAAGATCCGAGAATTTGTCTTGGATGAACGCTTTGAACAAGAACCGCACCGATTTCAAAAGTTTTTGAATGCAATGGTCCCCACGATTGGTACATTGATCAAACTCTTGGAAAAAACAACGCCGTTATCAAAGATTTCTAATTTGTTGTCGGTCAAACGTGCATGCGACGCCTTGGAACCGTTTATGGTCTATAGTGTGGATTTAAATTATGGCAATAACAACTTGATGCGTCATATGATCAAGACACGATTGAAAGAATATAAACTCGAGTTTTCGAAATTGTCCGAAGAAATGGCACAAATTCGCAATGTGAATTATGGTGAAAAAGGAGTGGCGAAACCCCATGCCATGGAGCGACTTTTACAAGAACGCATTGAAATCATAAATGCTTATGTAGACAATTACAAATTGCCCACGAACCAAAAATCGGGGTCTGCCCCCTTATCATCGTCGGAATGGATTTCCAAGACGCTGGATACCGACAATCTAGGATTGTTGACGTTTCTGATCCGATTTATGATGGTTTCTTTAGTTACTCCTGACAATATCATGGCCATATTAAACGAAAACAAGACATATCATGATGACATGTATGAAAATGAGAAAATCCGCGCCACCGACTGTTTACGCCGTGTGTTGACCAAGAAATACTCTTCCATGAAGGATCTGCAAAAAGAAAACGGCACGACTGATCTTTACTACGACCTAGAATATGACGACACACCCTATGAACTTATGAAAAAATACAGAGACGATCAAAAACGTTATTCGCCCGAAGATTTCGTCGACTACTTGGCCGAAAATTTGATACAAAAACACGACTGTCCACCCGCCCTCGCCAAAGAACTTGCCGCAGCGTTGATTTTGGGTAAGAAACAAGTCCAAGAAGGAGAATATGCTATGGTCGAAATCAAACCTCACTTGCCTGCGAATGTGGACATTAGAGAGCTTTCTGAAAAAGAGATCAAAGAAATGGAATTGGAAGCGAACGTGAAACGACAAATCCTGTTTTATCGCCGCAAAGGAACACAGTGGGTTCATGACGATAGTGTGGACGACAATTCGTTCGTTGATAGCAATACACTCTTTTGCAACATGGGCAAAATTTGCTTTCGTGATCCCAGTTCCAAGACGTGCGAATCCATGGAAGACGCAGCCAGTAGAATGAAACAGTTGGCCCGTAAGAAATTGCTGAACGAATTTGATGGTCGTTTTTCACAATCTGTAGAAACCTTACAAGACACCTTGAAAAACGCGATGGAAAAGGCAATGTATCAAGTTCGAAATTTGAACCGTTTGTCCAAGATCCAAACCTATCGCTACAACCATTTTGCCTATGAATTGGCACGATATGCAAAAATCGAAGATATTGTGCAGTCCCCCCATACCGAACTCTTGAATATGATTTATGAGATCGATGATTTTGTTCAAAAACAACACTCCCTTGTGCGGTTTGCGGCCTCCTTTTGCCGCGATCCAATGGTGGATGAATTGGGTGAAAGTTTCCATTGGTTGTACTGCAAGGATACGAATACTCCACTCCTTCCCAAATTTCAATACGAACTTGCGAGAACATTTACTGCAGGCGAGAACTATATTCAAAAGGTGAACGAATTGTGTCGAAAACAAGGAATTGAAGTTGGAGACAGTATCGTGGATTGTTTTACTGGACGCGTGATACGAAAAATCGACCTTGTCCAAGAAGAACACTACGACGAGGCGGGATCCAAAATCATTACGTCCGATGTTCTAGAAAAAGATGCGGGGGAACAGATCGCAGAAATCATGAGCGGAATAACAAGTGGGTCAAAGTCCAAGAAAGATCGGGTATTCGAAGACCCTCTCGTGCAAATGATCTTCAACGTTTACGCCGCTATTGCTGAAAACGTTAGTCTACCCCTAGACGCGGTAGAAGATTTTGTCGTCCGTGTTTCTCAAGAAATTATTACGAAAAACGTCAATTCCAAGGCGGTATATGAAGTCGAAGCCGCCAAGATCGAAAAAGAACGTAACAAACGCCTCCCGCCCTACGAAATTTATTATAACAAATCGGTCATTTTGATCGTAGCGGGTGTTACTCTTTTGGCCATTCAAACTGCGGTTCCTTCTTTTCAAATTCGCAAAACGTATCCGGGGTGTGTCCAATCGTTCCGTGGATATCCCTTCGAGGGAGGAGCATCCACAGACATGTCGGGGTTGAATTACATTGCCTGTGTGTTGAATAAAATCAAGACGTCGGTGAAACCATGGAACTCGATCAAACCCATTCCTCTTACTTTATTACAAGACCAGTTAAAACAAACCATCGAAAAGACCATCGTTTCGCGAATTGATTTGATGGCACTCTACGATAAAAAACGCGAATATATGCTGTTGCACCCCGAAGAAGAAGAAATTGACAAAGAACATTCAATACAGCGATGGACTGGGTTTTTACCACCCGTGGTCGATTTCCAAATCTTGAATTCCTTGCGGGGTCTTGGTGAGGGATATACACAAGAGTTGGTCGAGTTACAGAGAACGGGAAATGGCAAACAACGTGATCAACTCGCTATGTTCAAAACCAAGTGTATTCAATATGGTTACGGAGTGGTCGAAAGTATTAACCGCGTGGTGAAATCCAAAGATTTGATTTTGAAAACGGCGTCGAATATGCTCTTCATGGAGAATGCGTGCTGCAATGATAAGAACACGTCGTTGGCTTTGGATTATTTCGTTTCGGAGGCCGAAAATTTGAAAACGGACATTGCGATGGTGAAAACGTGGGAAAATGTGTTGCGCGAAGTCCGCGGAAGAAGCTTTGCGTCGATGTTGTACCACCCTGTACGCACAGGAATTCAATACAATGTAGTTCCGAATGAACATTTTACGGAAAATATTTACGCGGCGTTCATTTGGTATTGCAATTTGGATCGAGAATTGCCCATTCCTGATGCATTGCGCCCTCTGATGAGTGAAAAACCCGCGGAATACAATCCCCGTGTTCCCATGGCGGACAAGATCGAGTTTTTCAAATCCAACGGAACTCCGTTTTCATTGACCAATTTGAAACAGTTGATGGAAATTGTCAACCGCCAAAACGTGGTTCAAATATCCACGGATCGATTGAAAGGAACACGCATTTCTGCATTACGCGAATTTTTAGGACATTTGGAAAATCGTGAGAACAACCAAGATATTCAAGTGATTGAAGCACCATTGCGAGAACGTTTGAACGCGGTTCTAGCGAAATACAATCCGCGTGCGATGATCACACGTCAAGAATTGGAACGATCCGAAGAAACGAAACGACTGAACAACTATTTATCGACCGCAAATGCCGCATTGTTGAACCAGATTGCCACCTTTTTACAAGAAAACGGGAACTTGACCACGCGTAAATTCAACGAATTGGAAGTATTACTCTCCGAAATTCACATTTGGAATTTGGATCCTACGCAGGACGATCTTAATCCCATTCAATCGGGCGAGAATGAAACCAGCATGTATACCGTGACACAGTTCATGAAAAACTCGGTACATGCTATGGCCAGAATTTACCCCGAATATATTCGTAATAGTCATACTGCAAATTCAAAGTGTCATGCACACTGGGGATTTGACACGTCTCACCAAAAAGACATTTCGGCATTTTTATCCAAAAGCGTGGTCCCTCTGAACCGCTTCAAAAAAGACCCCGTATTGACCAATTTGTTGAAAGAAACACAGCAACGTTTGACCGATCTTACCAACTTCTTGGAACATATTCCCATATTTACACCCATTCACCGCGACGCGAGAAAACGAGGGTCCAAGTTTGAGGAAACGGAAACCGACGAAGCGACACGAACCTTTATATCTCTCTTTGACAAACGGACATTATATATGTTGTACACGTATTCATGGTATTCCGTATTGTATGAGTATATTCAAGCCACAAACGACCCCGAACTTTTGCAAATGGACATTTTAGAGCAACGAGAAGTGCGTCGATCGAATATTGCCGAAAATGCGGACCCGTTGAACCTAGTATCGTCTATAGAAACATATGACGATGACGAAATGGCAGATGATGCGAATGATCGTATGGAAGTGCAAATCATTGCGGGTGACAAAAAGGAGCTGAAAATGCGTGTGGCTGACATGTTGTTGGCATTTTTAGAGATCGAACATGACAATAAGAAAACACTTGATCTGTCGTATGCTGATATTTCAAAACGAGTGAACCGATCGAAACAAAATGAGAAACAGATGATTACGGATTATTTGAAGAACATGGACAATGATGAACGTCGCACGGAAGAAATGTTGAAGATGTTGAAAATGGGACGATGGAATGTGGGTCTACGCAAAGGGTTGGTCGAATATGATAAGGCGATGTATTCGGAACAGCGTCAACAGTTGATTAACCGTTTGAATGATCGCACCTATAATGAAGACATGGACGACGTCCCTATTCAACGAGACATACAGGATTTAGAACGAATGGACCGTGAAGAGACGGATGCCATCTATGACGAAGAAGCGATGGACATTCGTGGTCTTGGTGAAGATTACATGGACGGAGAATACTATACCGAAGATCGCGACGACGATGACTTTGGTCGGGAAGAATAATTTTTGGTTTGACGTATGTTTTACTCGAGGTTTTTTATGCGGATAGTATATCTAGAAGATCGAACCAACATGTTATCTCGACAATTTGTGTTGATGCACAAGTCAAGTATAGCGATCGTTTTATTTTTAGTATTGTTTAGCTTGTTCCATTATTTCAAGCCCGGATTTGCTTACGGTCCTGATGGCGAATTTCGACCCTTTGGAATTGGATATCGCAACAAAACGGTGCTTCCCATTTGGACGATGGCTATTACACTTGCGATTTTATCTTACTTGTTTGTCATGTATATTTCTAGATAATCGAAATTGTCCAACCGTCCTCAACGAATTCATAAATACATATTCAGGTATTCATGTATTTATGAAAATTTATTTGCCAATGATCATTGCGATCATAGAAACAAGCAGTGAAACCAAAGATGTCAAATAAATCCATGTAAAGTGACCCGCGGCGTGTTTCAAATTCACCAAATTTTGCAACGTTTTGATTTGTTCTGTGTTTTCTTCTTTCAAATTCAACACAAAGTCTAAACCAAATTTTACACGATTTTCATTGAGATTTGAAACGGGTGTCTTTTTGACGCTATCCAAGATCACATTGATATTTTCAGGAGTAATACGAGTAATCAAAAAATCGTAATTGAATTCACTGTAATTCGCCAAATCACGTATTTTGTCAAACATGGGGCTGGTGAAAATGTCGGCACTCAAGTCGCTCAATCCAAAAAATCCGATGAACCAAACCCCGATTGTATTTTCAAACACCGTAATCAATCCGGGGTTTAGCGATATACCGAGCATCGTAAATCCCAGTATAGCGAATGAGGCCACAGTAATGGATAACACATAAAGTGCATCTGACGAACTCATTTTGTCAATCTCGGCATCAATGTCGTTCATAATCATAATTCTGTAATACAACAGGTTCACGGTGTATCCTAAACCAATGATAAAGAAAAACAGTAACAGTCCCGCGAAATTGGAATTATTCCCATTATAGACAAAATAATAAATCAAAAATAGGGGAACAATAAACAATCCACATGTAAGAAGAATGGAAAAAAAAATAGAAGCAGTCTGTTGAGTGTTTTCGGTTGTTCCATTTGCTGTTGTTCCATTTGTACTTGTAGAATTTGTACCCATGTTCCCTAGAATTTAGGTAGATTGTAATGATATATTTATGCCGTAAAATGTTTCGCAAAATTTTAATTTGGTAATATAATGGAATATCCCAAATTGATTGAGAGCGGGGTTCGCAGTTATATGCAAGAAACGTTATCGTCTTGTCATGATAATCGAATAAGAATATATTCCTTTGCCCTAAATTCGATAGTTCTACTTACATTTATCGCGGTTGTAGTAGTTACATTGTATTATTGCCACAAACGAAAACCTACCCCATATGAGATGCAACAAAAAATATTACGTGATCAACAGTATGTTTTATCTAAAATACGGTTTTACCAAAATGAACAGAAAAATCTGATGACGTCACCTCTCGGTAATTTACCTTCATTTCGAACGTAAATCAAAAGTGTGTAAAAATTGTCTCACGGTCTATTAAAGACAAGACAATAGATAAACAAGACAACATGAATGTTATCCAAGAGAGACGCGATGACGTGAAAAAGAACTACAACACTGCACAAAAAATCTTTTTAAACATCCTGAATGGTTTGAACCCTAACGATACCGAAGAAATTCGTATTACACAGTCTTTGCACGGAGACATTGACTTGAGTGTCTTGAACGACCGCGGGTTTAAAAAAGTAAAAGCGATTTTGTTTGATCGCGCCGGAGAAATTACCGAACTGTATCAGTTGTGGAAGATAAAAACACTGGAAACCTTGGTCTGTCGCGAACAATTGTTGGACAGTCTAGATTTGTTCCCACCTTCGATCGTAGAAATCGATTTGACGCACAATTATTTAACCAGTTTCAAAACTCCGGAAACACCTAAACTGCGTGTATTACGTTTGTCGAACAATCGTATCAAGAGCATACCGATCAAATTGCCCAGTTCATTGGAAGAAATATATTTAGATAACAATGAATTGACACGATTAGATTTGTCGAACACACAGTCGTTGAAGACACTGCATGTTTCGAACAACCCTCTGTTGGTCGTCGAACGTCTACCACCCACCGTCTCCGATTTTGTCATGGAAAACACTCCGTCCACCGTGGTTCAACAAGATATTCGCGGAACAAGTCGTAATGAGGATACAGACGACACAATGAACGATCCGAATAGTGCTACAAAAAAATCGGCAGATGAAAAATACGACTACATCGAGAGTATTCGCGAATATTTTCGTCTGAAAAAAGCCTACGAATTGAAACTACACAACATGAAAAAAACAGCTTACTACAAAGGGGCTAACAAAAAAGAAAGTATATACAATGCACGCTCCGTAAAACCCCCGTGCATTAATTGCAAACGGCCCGTTGGAACAGTGTTCGCCATAAAAAATGAGAGATATACCGCCGTATGTGGAGACAAGACCAAACCCTGCAACTTGAACATTCAAATCTTTAACGGAGACTATATGAATTTGGATAATTTACTCACAGTCTACAAAGAAACACTGGAAGATAGCAAACAAACTATCATCCAACAAAAATTAGATACACTGTTCAACTACGTTGATGAACAACGATCCGTCGCGATGTTCAAAGAAGAAATGAAAGAGTTCAATGAAACCAGTGAAATGTATCAAACGATGAAGGATAACTATGCAGATATTCACGATAACAAAGCGAGGATACTTTCGATCAAACGCAAAACGGACGAAATGTATCGTTTGCGTGAACAAATTGGTTTGCTCATGAATGAATATGAGACGAGTGGAAATCGCCACGTTTTGACGACCGCCATGGAAATTCATGTGCGGGAGTTGATGCCCGTAATAACACAACTTCGGATGTTGAAGTATGATGTCATGCTCGTCGATCATCAAATCAAAGGCAAAGGTAGTGGATCCAATTTTGCAAAACAGGACGATGCGGAAAAGGACGAAGATGCGGATCTATATGGAGTGATGTGCAAATTAGTTCAGCGTGAGGTTGCTTATCACAAGAATGATTTCATGTTCGGCGAAGGACCAAGAGTGATAAAATTTGTAGCCAATGATTAGCAAAGGTGTAAACGATATACAAATATGGATCAAACTCCACAAGAAAAGGTCTACGGATGTACAATTATTTCAGAAAATACTTGTACATTGCAATTCGGAAACGAGGTAGAAACGAGGCAGAAGTATGTGTACACTTTTGCGATAACGGAATGCATAATGGGAGACACCTGTTCAACACGAATTATAATTACTTACACCATCCCAAACAATTCCATTGTTGATGGCCCATGTTTTTTTCGAGCATATTCCTTTCCAACCCAAGTTCGTAAAATCGATATAATTGGTGACTTTGTTATTGGAAATGTCATAGGAATATCCGGGCGTAGTTGTCGTATTTATGACCGCGGGGTTCAAAGTGTTCGGTGATGTATAAATCGACCCGACATTTAGCGAACTTTGATTGGACGGAATAATACATTTACTTCCATCCTGTGCAATTTCCCAATAATCAGGGCAAGTGCTGTAAGTAGGAGGATAGGCGGTAGTTTGCTCTGAGGATTTCATTAACAATCCAAATGTGGTAAGAAACACGATTAGAAATACAACCGCTATCGATAAAACGATAATATAAAACAAGTCCATTTATACTATAATGACACAAAAACACTCCCGATGAAATCAATACACATACACATATCCTAAATCTGTACCACGGTTTATTTCTCAAATTAGAGTATACATATAGAACTTTTATCGAAAACAACATGATGTATACACCCGATGATTATAATTCAAAACCTTCGGCGCAATCGATTATTCAAACCAGTAAATATAATGGCCGTGTGAATATCATTGAACCCGAAAATCCCAATGCACGCTTTCAAATGTTTGAGAGAATTGCTGTAAAGAACAAAGCGACTGAATATCGCGAAGCACTTACGGGTGAATGGGAATGGAATTTATTGTCACAGGTTTTCTTTAGTGAAAAAAATGTGCAAATCTTACAAAATGGATTGAGGGCGGGTGTGTATGAGAAATCCAATGGGCAATTTGTATTACCTCCTCAGAACATTGATCAGTTGAAAGTCGTGATGCGTGATGCGTATATGAAATACGCAGACCATTCGCCCCACGATATTACTGGACAGGTGGAACGATTAAACAAAGCCGTTTGGGATTACACTGTTCCTTTGGTCTACAAAGAAGCAATGGGCTATATGAAATATTTACAAGATCAGAGTTCTTTAGTCGTTCCTATGATTTGGCCACAACACCACGATCGTGTATACAAACAACTCGAATTGAAACCTTGGTTTTAAGATATAATGCGTGCGATGTTAGTTATTCAATAAAGACGGTTCGCTTCGTTCTTAACGTTGCCTTTGAAGTGTTCAAAGGTGTATACCCAAAACGATAAATATATGGTATTTGTATATACCATATACAACAGAACAAACATGAGTTTATCATTTTTAGGAAACGAAACTTCTTACTTGGAAGTTCCGAATGATTCTCAGTTAAATTTTGGCACTGGCGATTTCACGGTAGAATGGTATCAATTTCAAACAGATAACAATAGCTTTCCTAGAATTTTTAACTACGGGGGGAGTTATCATTCTGGTGGAATCATGTTGGCAGTATCTATTGAAGGGGGCACTTTTTATCTGTGGTTAAATGGTTCTCCACAGTATATTGGAAGTTTGAACTCATCCGATTATAAAAATAAATGGGTTCATTTTGCGATATGTAGAGCATCCAATGTAATGTCGGTCTACATGAATGGCGCGCTGTTTGGTTCGTCCTTTAGCGACACAACCAATCTGTATAGCACAAACGCGTTGACGATTGGAAATGAAACACTTGATAAGAGCGCAAACGCCGCATTTGGCGGATTGATTTATGCATTCAATTGGAACAATACTGCTTTGTACACTGGACCATTTACACCGTCGAACGCAGTTCCTACCGTAACATCCAATACCGTTGTCATGGTTGCTGGAACATCGCCTTATTATTTTGGTATATTGGGTGGCAGTGTTGTAAATTATAACGTAGGGTTCGACGGTAGTTCACCTACTCCTCCATCATCGTCGGCTCAACCTCTCAATGTAGCCTCTTTCCCTCCCATTTTACGCGAATTGAATAATGGAACGTTGTCCGCTATAAAAGCCATGCCGTTCAAAGACAGCACCACGGACGGAACCGGCGATTTTTCACTTTCTCGGCGAAGTTTTTTTAAAGGGTACTACAAAGATGTATATGGCACCACAACTACAGGTGTCAATCAACAACCACAAGGATACAATATTGCGTTGACAAATTCAATCTACGATGGTAGATATACGGATCCAAAATATCGATTTTACACAGTGGACATATATCCCCCCGATTTTTTGACAGAGACCACCGTGTTTAGTGGATACATCGTGGTTGACACTACGATTGACGTATCGGGGTTTATTTATTACACTATATCGCCAAAATTAGTTGTAGGGTTTTACGATCGTGCGAATACAACCACAAATTATATTGTAAACGACGCATCGTATAATTTTTTTGATGTGGCACAAAGTTATTATGATATCATTGATAATATTCAATTCTTTTTCATAGACGTTACAAATATACCCGTTTTGCGTAATTTCAACAACGCGTTATCGCCCTATGACAATAATTACACGTTGATGATATTCACAAATATTCTTTCATTGTCTTACGATTATGATTTACATTTGTATGAATTAATTGAACCAATCGAGGGCAATGGTGGGTTACCTTATCCATTCCCCGACTCAAATCCTTATCCCCCAGAAGTTAGTGTAACCATTCCACAAAATTTGAACAAGAAATGGATTGGTGGAAATCGCGATGCCTCTCAAGTTGCAAGAAACCGACGTGTAAATGCGATCGGAAATGGATCCTTCAATGCCAACAACCAACCCTTTTCTTTCAAAACAAACCGCGATGTTAACGTTACACGTGATGCGTTGACGCGCGTTCGTGGAGGTGGGTCGACAGTTCCCAAAAAAGTCACCCAAAAATACTTGAATTTCACTTGAAGTTCCGTTCTTACAAAATTATCTACATCGCAACCGATTTAGATAATTCAAGTCTTATTACGTTATCTCAGAACGGAAAGCGAAACATGGAAGAAGAACGAACACTTGTATCCAATATACCAATCAACAGCACCAAACATATTCCGGGGTGGACCCGTTTCGGTAATCATTTTTTCCGCAATATATACTGCCACATTCTAGCAAAAAAATATGATCTTGCCTTTGACTACGTCGACTACGATCGCATGGTGGATCTTGGACTAGATCTCTTCACACAAGGAAAAAATTCCTATCCAGAAGAGAATACCATATCCATTCACGACCAAAATTTTATGCAATTCATCGACGGCACTGTCGATCTGGGTAAAAACAACATTCGCATTGAAGTGGACACTTATTTTCAAACCCGAGAATTTTGTTTGTTTTTGGACGCTTATTTTTTGAAACACAGTATGTTTGATACAATTATTCAGAAAAACGTGCTTCATATCCAACGTTACAAGCAAAACAAAGACGTGTATGTGCATGTTCGTTTGGGCGATATTCCAGAGAAAGCTCCGAGTATTGATTACTACATTTATGCATTGTCGCAACTCGATTTTGAAAATGGATACATTTCAAGTGACACGATTGACCATCCCATGTGCGAAATTCTCATCCGAAGATTTGGTCTTCAAGTGGTTTATGGCGGAGAAGTGGATACGGTGTTGTTTGCATCGACCTGCAAATATATTGTCTTGTCGCATGGCACATTTTCATGGTTGATTGGATTTTTAGCGAATTTTTCATATGTTTATTATGCAGAGATAGATATGGAAAAGAAGTGGCACGGAGACATTTTTGTATTCAAAGAATGGAGATGTATTCCGAAGACTACATATTCGAACCCCGTTGTTCGAGAGATTGCACCCTTGAAAGAGGAAGCCTTGTGCAAATATGTAGGCTCTCGTGGAATAATGAAATCGTGTGATGTCTTCAGTGCGAAACCACAATCCAGCATCAAAACGGTGGAACACTATGATTTTACGCAACTACGCCCTCGTGGAACGGTGTATATCTGTAGTTCGGCCATCCCTCATTTTATTCAAACGTGTTTCGATAACATCCGTTGTCCATTTATTCTGGTCACGGGTGATTGTGACGAGTGTTGTCCAACGGAATTGTTTGGATCCCACGAAGAGTTTTTGGCATTTATTGAAAATAGAAAGATTATTCATTGGTATTCTCAAAATGCAGTGGGTAGTCATCGGAAATTGACGATTATGCCCATTGGTCTAGATTACCATACGATGTCATATCAAGATCATAGTTGGGGACCTAAAACGTCGGCGATAAATCAAGAGCGTATTTTGACGGAATTGATAAAACAGGTGAAACCTTGGTCCGAACGTATCTTGAAAGCACACGCGAATTTTCATTTTTCGATGAATACGAAATTCGGATATGATCGTCAAGATGCTATAAATGCCATTGACGGAGACTGTGTGCAATATGAACCCACTGCGTGTCGTCGATTTGACACGTGGATCAATCAATCCAAGTATGTGTTTGTGATTTCTCCTTTGGGGAATGGTGCAGATTGTCATCGCACGTGGGAAGCACTCGTTTTGGGATGTATTCCGATTGTGAAGAGTTCGCCCATTGATCCGTTGTACCAAGACTTGCCTGTATGGATTGTAAAGGAGTGGACCGATGTTACCTTGGAAAATATGGCACGTGTCCTCGCCGATTTTCAAAATCGTGTGTTTTTGTACGAAAAATTGGATTTGAATTATTGGGTGCAGAAGATAAAACACGAGAATTGATAGTACAAATGATTTCACATATTCAGTTTCCAAATATGTGAAATGTTCAATTATCAAACGTTTTGCATCGTCGAACACTTATAGCAAAATGAAGTTGGTCCCAGTTGCATCATCTTGGTGTATCACGTTTTCTGGAATATTTTCAGGGTCGTCGCAAATCACTCTCATGCATGTTTTGCAATACTTGAGACTATCTTTACCAAGTAGTCTCATAAATTCAGCAGGCGTTTTCTTCTCAGTGCCATCCCCATAAAAAAAGATATGTTCACCCATGAGGCCTGAAGTTGTTTCAATGTACGAGAATAAATGTTTTCCGTATTCATCCTTCTCGCATTTTGAGGAACTTAAACAGCAACCGTAGTTGTTGCAAAATCCACTAACGGGGTTTTCCCGCAAAGCAAGAGGGTTGTATTTGTTCCAGTTCACGGGTTGGTATCCCAAACGTTTCGCAATTCCGAAATCGCGACCCCCTTTCTTCGCTTTCTTATGCGCGGTCTTTCCATTCTTGCGTTTTTTCAACAAATTCTTTCTTTTGAGTGTTTTTTTGTTGGATTTCATTATGTATATTATATACTATATCTGAATAAAATGAAATTGCTAAATTACAGTGACTGAATTGTTTCTACAGCCTCGCATTGAATTCTCGTATCACCTCCGGTTTCGAAATGGATCTTGGACCCACCGTGTTATTATTCGCAAAAGGGATATTCGAAATGCGTTGTACAATTCCATCCAAATGTGTTCCATCGCGATCATGAAATCGTATAAAATAATGAGACTGTTCAGATTTATTTGCGATATCGGTCGATACTGCTCCTGCGTTTACCCCGACGCGTCGCAATGAAATGTCAGGGGCAAGTTCAGCATTTTTTTTTACGAATTGAAACTGTTGAGGATCGTCGGTGTGTAAAAGGTGTCTGGGAATTCCATCGCGTTTTTCCCAGATTTGGAACACGCAGGGAACATCGTGAGATTGTCCATCGATCACAAACGAATGTTCTGGTAGATCGATTTCTGCAATGAGATGAAATTCGATGGGAAACGTATTTCGCATACTCTCTTTCTTGAAACTCTTGGGTAAAACATACGATACAGTTTTTGCAAACAAACACGACCGTTTTATGAACTGTCGTGCCAATCCCGACTGACGACCAAAGGGGGGATTGCCCATCACGTGAATTGCGGAATACTCATGCATGAACGGTTGATAATCCAGAGTAAAAAAATCTTGTTTCACAATCTCAGTCTCTTGGTGATCGGGTCCAAGATACGGATCGATATCATAAAAACGACAATTTTCCGACAATGTTTTGATTTCTTGGACAAACGCACCCGACCCAGCACAAGGTTCTAGGATTAAATCCGTTGGTTTTATGGTAACGTGTTGTTTGACAACTTCAATACACAAGTCTACCGTGGATGATTTTGTATAGAATTTATCGTGCGTATCATTTCGTGAAAGACCCGTGTTTTCAGATGTTTTTGTATTTGTGCTATTTGTGCTATTTGTGCTATTTGTGCTTGTATATTTTACCATATAGATGGTGTATCTTGTAGTACAACATCTATATTTGTTTCTATGCATAGTATTTGTCATCTGAACAGAAAATCACATAAAATTTGAATGGTGTGTATTATACATAATTGTCTTCATGATACGTTCCGATGAATATACAAATGGGTCTACAGAGTTGCAAGAAAAAATGATAAACGACTTTCAACTAAATTCGCCGAATGAAAATATCAACTACAACAAAATCGTAGAACAATTCCGAAATGATCCAAAAACGATCAAAATGCAACAGTTTCACAAGGTCAGTGTGCATATTGCCGTTCTTGTTCTACGTGGAAAAATAATCGCCCAAGCGACGAACCGTATTTGTGCGGTTAGTCCAAAAAAAAAGGGTTTCTCACGAAGAACAATACACGCGGAAAAAAATGTGATCCGAAGTTTGGGCGACTATAGTAAAATGAGGAATGCGGATATGTACGTCATACGTTGTGGCCGAGGGGAAAATAACGAGAAATTTTTCAATTCCAAACCATGTTATGAGTGTGAATGTTTTTTGAATAAGTGCATCTCAAAGTATGGTCTGAAAAATGTGTATTATACTACGGAATAAACTTCGAACTAGGTAAACTCCGGACGTTTGTACAATTTCGGATCAAAATAATGAAACATGCGATAATCCGTTTGAAACGCGCCCCATTTGGTCGCTTTGATGATGTTTTGAAACACAGGACTGTTGATCGCTCGTATCCAACGTTCTCCCTCAGAACGCGATTTTATCGGAATACCAAATGACAATTGTGACATTCCATATTTACCGTCATAATCGTTGTAAGGATACTGACGTTCATTGAAATTCAATATCACTTTTGGCACTCCAAATTGACTGGACTTTCGTTTTGTAGTGTATCTTAACCCTAATCCTTTTTGCGTTATTCCGTGGACAACAGGGAACCGCGATTTTGAGGTTTGTCTCTTGGACAATTTCCTTGCATCGTAGTCTCCTGAACTAAAAATAACGGGAATTCCTTGTTTGGGGTCTTTTTTCAGTATTTTTTTGATTTCCGGAAACATGGAATTGGGCAAAAAGGGCCATGTTCTTGGGCGGATATTTTTATACACCTCACCGACTTCATCGATGATCGTGCAATCACTCTTTTCATCTTTGGAACTGGAACTTGGCGAATGTTTTACGACATAAGAATCAAACCGTGTTTGCACTCCAAATTTTTCTATTCCATCCGACTTCCCGTAAATATGCAAAAAAATCAATTGGTTTTCTTGGGTCACGAGCGTATAGAGCAGCGTTTCGGGACGTCGCCATGCGGCAGGAGTAATAAATGCTAAATATCCATGGATATTTAATATTTCACTGTCCAAACACGTGGTCAGAAACGTATCCCATAGGGTGCGATGACCCGACGAGCCTTCGTATTTGTCAGTTTTCTCGGTTTGAAATGGCGGATTTCCAAGAATAATATCAAACGTTGCTGTTCCTCCGAAGTGTGTTGTCCATTTTTCTTTCTCGGTCAAAAAATTGGAATGTGAAATCTTGGACAACGGTCCGAAAAAACGTCGCAGAAATTTGAAATTCGAAGGGTTGAGTTCCACCATATACAACATATTCTCCATGATGTGTGTTTTGCGTTTTTCCAAATTCGGGATCTTGGACTGTAACCCTTTCAAAAGTCGACAGTAGACCAGCGCAGAAAAGTTTCCTCGACCCGCCGCGGGATCTAACCATTTCAAATTCGGGTTTTGATACACCGATGGGGGTAAATGGTCCAACAGTTCATCGATGAGTTCGCGTGGTGTGAAAACTTCCCCAAATTCGTCCTTTTCTGACGATCTCAGTCCAAGATGGTCATCTATAAAGCGGTGTATTTCATCGGCGCTCATGTGTGTAATTTCCATGTTTTTGTGTACAACCGAAACGTTCATCGTTGAAAGTTTATAATTCCTGTACTATTTGTAGACTTTTCTTATAGTGCAAAGAAAACAGTGGATAAATGTGCGGAATTATCGGATATTTAGGAAAAGCCCCCTTCCAAAATTTCGTTGTGAACGGATTGAAGTTGTTGCAAAACCGTGGATACGATTCGGTAGGAATATGCACGATTGAAGACGGTGAGTTAAAGACTACCAAGTTTGCTTCTACGGAAAACAGCGATGCTTTACAACAATTAAACACGGTTGTCCAAGAAGGCGTTGTCAAAAATACATCGATCGGAATTGGTCATACTCGGTGGGCCACACATGGTGGAAAAACCCAGCAAAATGCTCACCCGCATCACGATAACCGTGATCGCATCGCGTTGGTGCACAACGGAATAATCGAGAATTTTGCGGACATTAAAAACCAACTTTTGAACCAAGGATATTTCGTAAAGTCTCAAACCGATACTGAAGTCATTGCGGTTCTCATTGGAAAATATTTGGACGAACATCTTACGGTTGAACATGCAATACGACGCACGGTGAGTGAACTTTCAGGGACATGGGCACTCACCATTATTCATCGCGATTTTCCAGACAAAATATGGATAACGCGAAATGGATCGCCTCTTCTTCTTGGAATGGACACGGATTTTATTATGGTCGCTTCGGAACAAATTGCCTTTGGTAATCATATCAAAAAATACATTGTCATGGACAACCACGACTTGATTGAAATTACGAAAACGGATGGATCGATTGTGTACAACCAAAACATTCATCGCTATCCAATCCAAGAAAAACTAATGCAAAAGATCGAGTACATTCCATTGAATTATGACCATTGGATGTTGAAAGAAATTATGGAACAACCGGACGCGGTTGAACGCGCTCTGAACCATGGAGGACGCATCAAATCTAATACCGAAGTCAAAATCGGTGGACTCGATGATAATCGAGATCGTATTTTCGGGTTGGACCATTTGATACTCTTGGGATGCGGAACGTCGTATCATGCAGGACTATGGTCGTTGGCGATTTTCAAAACATTGGATATCTTTGACACAGTCACAATCTATGACGGCGCCGAATTTTCAATCAAGGACATTCCTAAAAAGGGGAAAACCGGTCTTATTTTACTATCACAGTCGGGTGAAACCAAGGATTTGCACAGATGTTTACATATTGCAAAAGAGTTTGATTTAGCTACGATTGGTATTGTGAATGTACCCGACAGTATGATCGCTAGAGAAACCGATTGTGGAGTTTATCTCAATGCTGGTCGTGAGGTGGCTGTTGCATCTACCAAATCTTTTACAAGTCAATGTGTTGTGTTGACCTTGGTCGCAATCTGGTTTTCACAGAACAAGGGCACGTGTATGGTGTATCGACGGAGACTGATCCAAGATTTGCGAAATTTATCGTTCCACATTCAAAACGTATTGAAACAACGCCTTGATACACAACGGATCGTTGAACGAATGTTTACAAATCATAACAACTCCATGTTCATTTTAGGAAAAGACCAAGAAGAAGCCATTGCCAAAGAAGGAGCATTGAAAATGAAAGAGATCCCTTATGTTCATGCGGAAGGCTATTCCTCGTCGGCATTGAAACATGGACCTTTTGCATTGATCACGAAAGGGTTGCCGATTGTGTTGTTGGACGTAAACGAAACATATCGTGACAAAACACGAAATGCTTATCAAGAAGTGTTGGCCCGCGAAGCGATGGTGGTATGTATTGGGGACAGATCCACCGATGTCGATTTGACGATCGACAAAAATGGGACATTTGGCGGAATTCTCGCAAATGTATATTTGCAAATGATGAGTTATTTTTTGGCGTTGAACCGAGGAGTGAACCCCGATTTTCCTCGAAACTTGGCAAAAGTGGTGACTGTTGAATAATACACAAGCAACAAGCAATCGCATATTACACACAAAAAAACAAACGCAATGTATATTATATTTTTTGGCAATCGCAATCCACCATAAGTTTTACCAATTCGTCAAATGAAGTACTTGGTTTCCATCCAAGTACAGTTCTTGCCTTGGTCGAATTTCCAAGAAGAAGTTCGACCTCAGTGGGTCTAAAGTATTTGGGATCAATGAATATTAACTCACGCCCACTGACAAGATCATATCCGACTTCTTCTACACCACGTCCACGCCAAGCTATCTGGAAACCACGCAACGCGAATGCCTTTTCAATGAACTCACGAACGGTGTGCATTTCACCCGTAGATAACACAAAGTCTTCTGGGACATCGTGTTGTAAAATACGCCACATACCTTCCACATAGTCTTTGGCATATCCCCAATCGCGTAAGCTGTCGATATTTCCCATAATAAGACGATCCGTCTCGCCACGCAATATTTTTCCTAAACCGAGTGTGATCTTGCGCGTCACAAAGTTGTGACCACGTCTTTCTGATTCATGATTGAAGAGAATACCATTGCAGGCATACATTCCATAGGCTTCGCGGTAATTTTTCACAATCCAGAAGCCATACAATTTAGCAACACCGTACGGGGACCGAGGATAAAACGGCGTGGTTTCGGATTGCGGAGTTTCTTGGACAAGACCGTATAATTCTGAAGTAGAGGCTTGATAAAAGCGTGCCGCCTCCGTCAATCTATTGGACCGAATAGCTTCTAAGAGTTTCAGTGTTCCGAAAGCATCTGTGTCGGCAGTATATTCCGGCATCTCGAACGATACTTTTACATGAGATTGAGCCGCTAGATTGTAAATTTCCAAGACATCTAGATTTAGGTATAATCCTTTGATTTGCGCCAAACACATATACAAACACGATCCGTCGGTCATGTCTCCATAATGCAATTTCAAACGGGGGTGCTTGAATATATGTTCAATTCGATCTGTGTTGATCAGTGATGCACGACGAACTAATCCATGAACAAAATACCCCTTTTCTAATAAAAGTTCAGCTAAGTAAGACCCATCTTGACCCGTTATTCCAGTGATAAACGCCACCTTTGTCTTTGCGTTTTCACATACCGAAATATCGTCGGTATGAACTGCATTCAAATTCTTGGACATGGTTATGTTTTCCATGAAAAATGTGTTTAAATCGATTTTTATATATCAACAATATTTATATTATACAAACACCAACATGTCTACGTCATTAATTCGTGTAAAAAGTCGTGTAAGAAATCAGGTAAATCGCGAACTACCTTACCCCCGTGGGTGAGGGAAACTGTCCGTCAAAATGCGTCACCTATGTGACAAATCCGAAAAACCATGCACTCATTGCATCGGATGGGAATACATTCGGAGCCATTGCACAAGACAACTTGAGTTATGGTCCTGACGCAAGCGGAGTGCTCAAATTGGACGTTAGTGGTAACGTCAACGTGAGTGCCAATTATTATATCAACAATCGTCTGTTGATCCCTTATGGAACAATCATTCAGTCTGCCGCGGTGAATATTCCCGCAGGTTGGCTCAACTGTGACGGAACTTCCTATCCTGTTGCGACCTATCGCAACTTGTACAACGCAATTGGTTATACGTTTGGCGGGAGTGGAGCGAATTTCAATGTACCAGACTTGAGAGGACGTGTCGGTGTGGGTATTGGAACAGGCACAGCGCCCTACGCAACTGCGAAAACATTAGGTGGTGCAGGTGGTGAAGAAAAACACGCTCTTAGTATTTCTGAGATCCCTAGTCATACACACACGATTAACCGTGCATCAAATTCTGATGCGGGTGCATTTGATGGAGGAAATGCACATGCCGCGGATAACTCAGCAGCTACAACTGATCGTGCTTTTGTAGGAACATTCAGTCCAACCAGTGTAGGTGGCGGAGACACACATAACATTATGCAACCCTACCTTGGTCTTCGATATTTGATTAGTTATTGATTTCATATTTTCATGGGTTTTTCGTTTACTTTGTCTTTTTTGCCTTGATCACGACGTTCTTCTTTCCCGAAGACTTGTCGCCCCCAGACTGAATAATTTCACGTTTGGCTCGATACTTGTCATACTCCGCGTCCAATACCGACAATTCTCGTAACCAGAGCGTCTCCAACGACGTTCCCATCAACGTCTTCAACTCATTTTCCGCCTCGTTCTTCTCAGCCAAAATCTTTGCCACATTTTCTTCGGTGACCGAGTCCATCGGCATCTTGATCAAATATTTGAAGTCACCCTCGATCATGTCGAACTTGTTCGACGTTAAGAGAGCCGTTACCTCCTCTGCCTTCTTACGACGCAAGTCGATCTTACCCTCGAGGGTAGACAAGATATACCGTGCTCGGTTGGAAAGCTTGATGAGTTGTTTTTGTAGCGCATCCACCAAATAGGCCTTCCGCTTTCCATACATTGCTAGACGAACTCCGTAGAACTCGTCGATGATTTCTTCCACAGTGGAATACTTGTGAAGTTTGCACTCTGGGTTGAACATGTGCATGTTGGTTGTCGAAACTGTCGTTGTCAGTTTCAACAACTTTTCCAACGCCGAAATTCCGGTCGTGGGGTCCACCGAAGCAAGGAGTTCGTCCAATCGACCCTTTGGAAACACAACCGTGATGTCGATCGATACTTCGGTGCAAATGGACGTGAAATCCTTGATCACAGGAGCAACCTTTTTGCCGGCTTTGTCAGTCGACCCATCCATAAGACCTTCGAGAAATGTCGTATAGGGCATGGTCCATGTTCCAACCGGAAGTTCGACAATACGGATCTTATCCTCGCCGATTTTCTCGTATCGGCCCTTGATCAAATATTTTTGATCCGCACACTTGACGACAGTGCCCTTGAACCCCTCGTAGTAAGGAACAAACTCGATCGGAGAACTCGAAGACGGAGACGACAACTTGGAGTTCAAATAAGCAATCAACTGTTTGGGATTGAATGCTGGTATACTCGAGGAAAACCCCGTGCCAATACCGGAAATACCGTTCACAAGGGAAAACGGCAGAATGGGAACATAGTATTCGGGTTCCACGACGGTTCCATCGTCGTTCAGATAGTTCAACACTGCATCGTCCGCTTCAGGAAAGACGAACCTTGTCAACGGGTTGAGCTGAGTGAATATATATCTTTCCGACGCACTGTCATCGCCACCCTGAAGACGTGTTCCAAACTGACCATTGGGCTCCAACAAGTTAATGTTGTTTGACCCCACATAATTTTGAGCCATATTCACGATAGCTCCATTGAGTGACGCTTCACCATGATGATAGGCACTGTGTTCCGAGACATATCCCGAAAACTGAGCGACCTTGACTTCCGACGTCAACTTTCGCTTGAATGCCGAGAACAGGATTTTGCGTAGAGAGATTTTGAGACCATCGACCATATTGGGTATGGACCGCGCACAATCATAGGTGCTGAAGTGGATCATCTCTTTGTCAATGAAATGCTCATACTGAACTATGGGATGACTGGTATCGAGATACGACGTCTTGTCGTAGTGTTCGAGCCACGTTTTGCGATCATCGGGACGCTTCTTGTTGAAGACCTTGTCGATCGTGTCGTCGCTGACGGCACCCGAATACGCAAAATCGACAATCTTCTTGTTCGCGAAATATTCCTTGAACTCTGCCGACGTGGAGGTGCCGAGACCCTTGAAATACTTGATTGTCCACCCGTTTGTGCTCGTTGACCCACTTTCGATTTGGTTCTTCCAGACTTGATACTCCCCTTCATTGTAGAAGAGTTTGGTTTGAGCACCTTTCTTCGCTCTCAAAATCGGAGTGTTCATAAAGGAGATGAACCCAGGGATTTTCACCAAAGATGCCCATTCGCTGTGGAACAAGTTGATACAGAGACCCTTGATATGAGAACCATCGAGATCTTGATCGGTCATCACCATGATCTTACCGTAGCGAAGATTTTGATGGACATCGGCCAGTGAAGTATACACCCGACCCGTCTCTAGACCGAGAATTTTCTTAATATCTGTAATCTCTTTGTTTTCAGAGATTTTCTTGACTTGTTCACCACGAACATTAAGAAGCTTACCTTTCAGAGGATAAATACCAATCGTGTTGCGATCTTCACTCGAAAGACCCGATACAATTCCAGAAAGTGCCGAAAGCCCCTCACATAGAATAAGAATACAATCTTTGGACGCACTCGTACCAGAGTGATTTGCATCGATGAAGTTGGCAATTCCGCGAACGGTCTTGGTCTTTGAGCCATCCGTTTTCTTCGCCAAACGGTTCTCCTTGGCCTCCGTGAGAGAACACGCCAGATCCATCACTCCCATCTTGGCCACTTTCTCGACAAACGCATCGGACACCACACAAGACGAACCAAACTTGTTAGCAGGCGTGTTCATGAAATCCTTCGTCTGACTGTCGAAAGACGGGTTCTCAATATCACAACGTAGGAATAGCATGAGCTGTTCCTTGATGGCAGTGGGAGCGACCTTGACCTTTTTCTTTTTCTCGATATAGTCAGCCAACTTGCGGACGAGTTGTCCCATAACGTAGTCGACGTGTTTTCCACCCTTGAACGTGCAAATTCCATTGACAAACGAAATCTGACTGAACTCATGATTTGGCGCTAGAGCCACGGCGTATTCCCAGCGTTCATCCGATTGTTCATAGACACGTTTCGCCTCGGACTTGCCGCCGACGTAGAGGTCGATATATTGTTGAAAGTTCTTCACGGGAACTGCCAAATCGGGGGCATCCGATCCATACCGATAACCGACCTTGACCTTCTTGATGGATTGGTCCGTCACGGCGGCGATATCATAGACACGTTTCTTCAGAAGCGCTAACATGTCGGAGGTGAGACCTTGCACCCCCAGTCTTTGATAATCGGGCTTGAATGACACCTTGGTATAAGGCTTGGTGTTCTTCGGCACTTTCGTAATGATCGGCGGAGAAATAGTGTCTAGGTTGGAGCGAAATTCTTGTTGATACTTGAATCCACGCACATGGTCAATCGTTTCAATCGAACCACGAGTAGACCAGATGAGGACGAGCTTGAACCCGAACCCATTCTTACCACCGACGATCTTCTTTTCGGTCTTGTCATAGTTGGTCGATGTGCGAAGATGACCAAAGATCATCTCCGGAATCCAAATATCATACTCGGGGTGTTTTGCGACATCAATCCCGTTTCCATCATTGATCAACGTGATCGTGCCGTCTTCCGAAATCTCCGTTTTGATGAACGATACAAAATGTTTCTCAAGGACAGGAGACTGGATCATACGCATGACATGATCGCGACAGTTGACAATACCTTCATCAAATAGCTTATACAGACCCGGAATATATTCGATGTGACGATTTACGATCTTACCCGAAGCGTCGTCGAACACCCACATCTCGGCGTCCACATTTTCCACAGATCCGATGTAGGTATCGGGATTATCTAGAATATGTTGCTTATCCGTTTTGCGTTGATACTGCTTGGCCAACGTGGCATCTTCCGTGGAATTTTGAACCGAATTCGTAAGTTTATTCATGGTGACGATAAAGTTGCAGGGGGGGGTATACAATAATCTAAGTTCAATTTTATGTTGTTTCTTGAATCGATAAACACCGACCGACCAAAAAATAGAAGTGAGTTTGTATCATTTGTCTTTTTTTGTCCATGTAATGTATACCGAAATATGCCGTACAGTGGTCCTATGTATGAGAAACAGCCGACCGATCCGTCACATAATTCAATACTCCACAAATCTCTTGTCAATTTACCAAACTGGCAACCTTTTATTGCAACGTGGGGTAAATATTCAGACGGATCTCTCGTAGACACGGGTAACGGAAACGTAGTTTATGCTACGTTTAAATTAGACTTGGCGAATGTGCCAAATCCATCGTCTATCGCGGATTTCCCACCTAGGTATGAAACGCCAGTCAGTTGGTTTTCAGATTTCAAGTTCAACGTCAAAATTGATGGTGTAACTACTACGTACACCACATTATTCAGTTTTATTTTTGCCACGAATGATGTTACCGTAGACTATACAAAAGAATTGGTCGGTCAAGGACCAAATAATGATTTGTTCACCTATAGTCAGTATAGCTCAAATTATCCAATTAACGGAGATTTTGCTTTGTTTCAAATTGATTATGAAACTGCAAATTTTGATAGTATTGTTGATGTTAACTTTGATTTTGAAGGATATTCTGCTTTACAACTGGCAATTCCTGCATTGAGCACGCAATATAAAGTCATGTTAACCAGTTTCAAACCAGCACAAAGTGCCAATTCGGATCAATACAATGTCAAACTAAGCGCATTGAATTATCCTTCTGGATACGTAGGAATGAGTAAAAAAATGGCATTTGGACAATACGCAAGAACCACGCCCGGACTGGAGACATTTTGTAGCAAAAAAGTTGTATCCCTACAGGACACCGTCAACGCCAAACAACTATGCTTTAGACAAAAACAATGCAACAAAGTTCCCCGTTTGATATCGTTCAAATCGTCGTGCCGTTGTTCGGAACTTATCTCAGACGCCAAATCGTTGTGCAATTGCGCAAATATCTAGACTGCACAAATTTCGTCATATTATGTATATATACTACCATAACATGACGGAAGAGAAAATACCCTACTGTTTGTGTAACAGTAGTCGGAAAAAATCAATTATGAAAATGAACACACAAGAGGTCGGATACAATCCATTGGTCACAGCTGGTAATGATCCGTCAATCACAAAAGTAATGGCTTACTCGAATTATGTGCAAAACTTTTCTTTGTCGCGTTCTCCACCCACGGACGTTTGTCCATTCCCTGTTTTATCTGTTGGAACATACACACAAAAACCTGCATTTCAGTGTCGAAATGCCATTTTTTCGGGAAAATGGCCAATGAAAACGGACATTCCAAAATGCGGGTGTGCAGGAGCCCAATAAAAGTTTTTTTCTACCCAAACATATATATTATCATGAAACGACCCGTTCGCAATTCTAGTGGAAAGTACGAGATTGGCGGCAAAGAGTATCCCGAGTTATTCGGTTCTAGACAACAGGTGTACAACGGAACTGCCTACAAAACGTCTGGCGGTCTCACCAAGAAAAACATTTTGATGAACAAATGGGGGCGTATTGTCTCCGCGTCAAAACACAAGACCGCCAAGAAAGAGAAACGTTTAGAGAAAGCGGGTTACTTTGCCGAAAAAGGCAAGTTTGGATATATCAAACGTACTTCCAAACGCAGAACGCGTAATCTCCGAACTGTGGGCAAAGAGCAAGCGTAAGCGAATACATTTATGCAAAAACGTATTCTGTAAATAAATTCAACGGTGAAATACATATACGTGCCCCGTTCAATTGCGTGGCTCGTATATGAAAATAACGATGTTCACAATCTTCATCATTCAATCGAGATAAATACATGGATTGTTCAGCAGCATATGCAGTATTTTTCACCAATTCCATCGGTATAATTTCCAAGTTTTTCTTATTTTCCCATTCATACCGCGATACGATAAACTTGTCCCTTCGATAAATGGCAAATCCGTTAAATGCTGACATGACAGGGAGTAACCCCTTTTCGGGATCTCTTTTCGCGACTTCGTTCAGCTTTTCTTCAACGAATTTTCGCATTTTAATGACGACATCGTACCCTTTCGGGAAATTCCAACAACTGAACACAAAGGGTTCTATCGACAGTGCCCACGCATCATAATATCCGGGTCGATTGAAGGTCAAACAGTCCCATGGAAAAGGTTCCGAGGTTCGTTCCGCGTCCATGTATTTATCTAGAACCGCGCCATCCATATTCCCCGCACACACATCGTCCATGTCTATCATAATGAAATAATCGAAATTTGAATTTTCTGCTTTGTTGGAATGTGTTCGTATATACTCCAGTAATACATTACGTGCATTTGCAATATTCTGTGTACGAATATGCGACAATGGATTTTTGTTGATCAGTATACTCATTTTGTTTAAGGGGATCGTTTTTTTCACGTCACATAATGCACGCAACGTTTGGTCTTTAGATTGATCAAACGCCATGACAATGTGATAGTCATCAAATCTTTCCGCGACTTTTTTGATATTTTCAAATACAGCTGGAATATGTTTTTCACAATCTTTTACACACCCACAGATGTAGGTCTTCAGTGGTTTGGCGGAATTTGTACAAAAATTGGACATTTTAGTAGCAGATAAGATTACTATATGTACATAGTAATCTTGATTTTATGTGTATTTATACTCAATTATTTCACCTAGATCCCATATTTTTGTTTGAATTCCTCGGGTGTCAGGATAGGGACACCCAGTTGTCTTGCGGTTCCGACTTTACCTGTATCTGAATTTACATCAGGCGTTATCACAGTAAAGGTATTTTTCGAGACAGAGGATCCGATTTTCGCACCCAAGGTTTCCAGAACCCTTTCGAGGGTATTATCGCGGGATCCACTCATCACAATTGACTTTTTGTATAGTGGATGACTTGTTCGTGTATCCATCGTATTTTGGAGAACGGTTGATGATGGTAACTTGGACTGCAGTCCACATTCTTTCAGAAAATCAAGAAACGTAGGAATATGTTCAACAAACGCTTCTGCTGTTTTCGTAGCCATTCCTTTGGTGGAAGCTAAACATGTGATTTTTTCGAACGCGGATGCTTTCGATATTAAAATGTCGGGGTATTCTTCCAAAATGAGGGCAATTTTTTTGTCGCTGAACCCACGTCCAAACATGTTGGACGCCGCCATGATATCTGAGATAGACGCCTTGTCCACCTTGTCTTTTATTCCTTCGAACAGTTTTGTGGCCATTTTATCCTTGAACCCCTCAATTTTCAAAAAATCACTCTTGGTCATGTTCAGTATTTTCGGAACCGTGTTGTAACCTGCGCCGACAATCTTTTTCACATTACCGCCACTAAGTCCGTCGACTTCTATGCCTTTGAAAAATCCAGTGATGTTTTTCTCCACCACCGTGACATCAGAGGACAAGTCTTCCAACACAATATCGACATGTGTATCGTTCCATTGATAATTTGAAGTAGGCATCAGAGGACGATCAGCAGGAGTGACTACTGCTTTGATGTAGGGAATGACATCCCCCGAACGAATAATTTGGATCACTGCACCCACGCCAATTTTGTTTGTTTCAATAAATGCTGCATTGAACCCTGTGGTGTATTCAATGTTCACGCCACAGAGTTGAACCGGCTCAATCTGGACACGAGGTTTCAAATATCCGTCCTTGGAGGCGGACCATAGGACATCGACGACTTTAGCTTCAGCCATTTGGTCCGATAGCACCATTTTGAACGCAAAAGAATGATCTGGGTTACCTTCTTGGCGCGGGTAAATATGATCATCCGACACGATTATTCCGTCGATTTCATAAGCATAATTTTTACGCCAATTCACCAAGAGTTCAGACAACATTTCGTTTGTAATATCGGAACGGGTTTCATGTTGCACAATATTGAACCCGAGTGTTTTCAATTTCGCCATTTGTTCACTTGGTTTCAAGGATGGCACAATGAGCTCATAGGCTACAAAATCAATATCTTTGATGACATCGGTGACTGAAAGGCGATTGATCGTTCCAGCTACCAAATTACGACCATTCGCAAAACGAGAAGCATATTTTGCGGTAAACACAGATTTTTTGAGAATAAATTCACCCCGAACTACGATATTCGGTTCTGTGGGTAAATTGAGATATTTGATAAAATGACTTATATCCTGTCCCGTCGTGCCGTCTCCACGAGTATACAATTTTCCTTTGCTATCGCTCTTAGAATGTTCTGTGCTATAAAGCCCACTTACACCATCCAGTTTACAAGATAATACATAGGGACCTTTATATTTGGCCTTCCATGCGGTCAATGCTGCCGTGTCTGGTTTTATCTTGTCCATGGATGGCATTTTATAGGGCAATGTTGCCTTGTTTTTTTCTACGGGAGCCCCAATTTTATCCACAGTTTTATTTTTGGGGTAGTTTCGTTTGATGTAATCTTCCAAGATATCGTATTGGGTGTCGGTGATAAGAGGCTCCTCATCCGGTCCGAGATTACGGTATACTTCATTTGTTTTTATGAGCATTGCGACTATTGCGGGCTCTGACAGTTTATCTAGAAAAGAGATGCCTTCTTTTTTGAAGTCGTCGATGGATCGTAAAACAACGTCAGATGACATTTTTGTCGAATTCTTATTCGTTATATTCGGTTTGGTTTTAGGTGGATTTCAAGAGATGTTTTCAATTTTTTGTATGACAGTCGTGGATTACCTTTTCTCGTTTACAACTTTGCGTATTTAACCCTTTTGATATGTAAAACGCCGATTTTCGTTTAATTATAATAATTCATCTTTGCCCATTTTATATGAAATCCTTTATCAATGTATATATATATATATATATAGTAAGGTTATTATGAGTACTGAAATTGAACAAACTTGTAAAAAACTGTTTTTACCCGAGAAGGGTATAAGATCAAATTACGTACAAGAGTCTTATAATAAGTGTGTAGCAGAAAGAAACACAAGGGAGAATAACGAACAGCTGCAAAAAAAACCGACACCATCTCAAATCAATGAAAAAAAACAACAGGAAGAATACAAAAGTTTTGAACGTGCTTCAGACAACATTAAGGCAATTCCGTCCAATATTGGAAATGCATTATGGTCTCCTGTATCTGGTCTTTACACCGTAGGTAAAGCTGTAGGTCAAACTATAGGAGAAGGCACATCTAATGCTATCAACGCTACAGGAACTGGGATATATAATTTATCTGGTAATAAAACAAAAAAACAAATTCAGGAAGAACTAATAGAAATTAAGGAAGAACTAATAAAAAGTAGTAATGAAAGAGATCGGGATTGTGTAATAATTGTTCCTGGATACGGGCCGATTGTACGTGAAGATTGTAAACATAATCCAATTATTAAAGAATACTGTAAACAATTGAAAGATTGTCAAACACGAGCTTGTACGGATCTGAACGACGAATGCCCAATACAAAATGAGAACGAACTAAAAAAAAATATTAAAATACGCGAATATAATTGTTTGGAAAATGGTGTTGCGGATGAAGATTGTGATTATACTCCAATTATTGAAAAATATACTCCAATTATTGAAAAAAATTGTAAAAAATTACAAGATTGTCAAACGCCGGTTTGTCAGGAACTTAACGACGAATGCCAAACACAATCAGAAGGCGGAAAAAAAACGCGTAAACATAAAAAATCAAAGAAAACTATGAAAAAATCAAGGAAACACAGAAAAAAATCAAGGAAACATAGAAAAACAAAAAGCGTGTAAATTTTGGGTTTATTGGTAACCCAGTTGAAGTTCTTGCTTCTTGATAAATAATTTGGTCTTGTCTTATTATTTATCGTATTATCTGACAGCAGTGAATTTCAACAGATCGTGTATTTTTTGGAAATCATATGTTTATATCCAATGTCGATCAACTCCGCGGATTTATCAAAATCCAAGATATTGTATTTTTTCAATACTTCCGATGGGACAAAATACATGTTTATTTCTCCAATGGGAGATTTGCAATTTTGGTTCATCGACGCCATCGGATTGTTGAAATTATGGGATATAATTTTCATCGTTCTGCATAACATATCTTTCAACGAAGTAATCGGTTCGTTGTCATACGTATACTCTTCATAGGGTGTGATAAAGGTGATGTTCAAAAAATTATTGTCATGTTCCACTTGTATCAATTCATTACTTAACACTCCTCCGTCCGCGTATAATTTATTGTTGAAAGTCACGGGCGGGAAAATGCCCGGCAACGCACAACTGGACATCAACACCAACACTTTATTGATATCGTTGAGTTCTTCAAAATTGTAAATATCCAACTTTCCAGAATACAAATCGGACGCACCAATCAAGGCGCGGACAACTGGTTTGTTCGGCATCGAACCGATGATGTCTATTAGAGTACTGTGAAGGGGTTTGGTGTTTAGTATCGAAACACCCGTGGTAGGTAAGAAACTGTATACTTTGTGGTTACGGATCGACAAATACAGATTTTCTGCGTTTTCAATCCCTAAAGGAAGATTTTCATAATACGATAAAATTCCTGCATTCAATGCACCTGCAGATATGCCTGTGTATAAATCATATGTTTTGGGTTCAATTTCCATAAGACGTTTCAGTATACCAATTTCGACTGCACCAAATGATCCACCCCCACTAAATGATAATTGGTGCAACGCTGAAGACATATTACACCATAAAAATAAAGGAAACCAACACAACAATAAGGACAACATAGACATCGATATGTGAACGCCACACGTACAAATTCTATACATTGTACCTATACATTTGAACACTTGGACACTTGGACACTTGAACTTTATCCCGACAACTCTTGAAGGACATGTTTTACAAAATAATCTTGTCGTACATACAGTCCATCACAATCATTGAACACAAGTGGTTTGGCAAATCGGGGTTGAAGTCGCCGTTTCAAATACCCCAACGTGTTGTAAGCAACACAATTTACCGTGGAGTTCGCAGTATCAAATAATTCATCAAACGATTTTGCTTTAATTTGGCACAGATCTTCTCCCATACTATCCACGCCTTGTAGAAAAATCCATCCTTCACGTTCTTTCGCCCTCTCTTTTTGAATTCCGAATTGTTGCACATCGTTCATTTCATAAGCGTTTTTTCCAATTGTGTCTCCATGCAACTTACCGAAGTGAATATTTGAATACCAATCAAAGTATCCCGTCTTGAAACCCTTTTCCGCCCAACGTTTTGCGTATTCGAGCTCAAAGGAACACGTCGGAGTATCATACCGCCCAGTTTCCAAAACAGCGGAAACGCGTGTCATCGAAGGCTGTAATGTGTAGTGTGGCCACCATCCCGAAGTGGGTCGTTTAAACTCGGAAGAATACACATGTTCGATTTTTCCGGGTTCAATGATCTTCCCTCCATATTGTTGCAAATCGGTCCACTTGTCCGCGTAAAATTTGTTATACACCACTTGACTGATACGAGGATATTTTTCTAAAAAATCAATTGCTTCTTGAACGTAATTTGCTTTTCGTATAAAGAGACGATCGTCTTCAATATGGATCCAATATTTCGGTCCAATTTCTATCAATTTATTCCAGAGGATGTTCATACTTTCGCGGTGCCCTTTTTGTGCTCCTGATTTCATGTAATATTCAAAAAACGGAAATCGTGTTTTCATTGCAATCCGATCTTCTTCGGACGAATTATCATCCACGCACCAAAACGCATCCACTTTGTCCAAATCCGTCCATGTATTCAAAATCGAATTCACAGTCTTTGTAAACAAGTCGAGACGTTTACACGTCGTCATGGTGAACAATATATTGATTTGTTTCCCTTTTGTGTTTTTAATGTATTTTGATTTATTCAACGGTACAATGCATTCCATATCGTTTTTCACGGTGCGAATAAGTTTGTCTACTGTATCATAGTGAGAAGGTTGAAACGTATTTCCAGCCCAGCGTAGTTTGTCCATATAGTTCAATATGTTCGTGAGAATTTCAACGCTCGAGTTTCCATATATCGAAGGCAACGAAGATGAAGATACCATGGTATCGACTACCGCGCCCACAAATACCTTCAAGTTATCGAATAAATAGTTTGTCCACCACTGAGGCGCGAGAAACCCCTTTTTACAA